CGCGCCTTGCCGGAGACCCGCGCCTCGTCGGAGACCCACGCCTCGCCGGAGACCCACGCCTCGCCGGAGACCCGCGCCTCGTCGGAGACCTGCGCCTCGTCGGAGACCCGCGCCTTGCCGGAGACCTGCGCCTTGCCGAAGACCCGCGCCTTGCCGGAGACCCGCGCCTCGTCGGAGACCCACGCCTCGCCGGAGACCCGCGCCTCGCCGGAGACCTGCGCCTCGCCGGAGACCCACGCCTCGTCGGAGACCTGCGACAAGTTCGCTTCGCTCTGGACCCACCCGCCGACATCGCCGACGCTCACGCCTTTCGGCGCGATAGCAACCAAGGCTACGATGCGACGCATTTTGACGCCATCGAAATCTTTCTCTTCTCCGAGCTCGTACTTCACGCGATCTCTCCTTTCACCAGGCAGAAGCCCTTGGCCTCCCTGGAAACATGAAAGCCCACGATGGGGCCGGTTGGGGTGGTGATACGGCTCCGGCCCTCGCCCACCGGAACCAGTTCAACAGGCTGACCCACCAATCGGGAGGCCAGCTTCAGGAACGCCTCCAGCGTGGAGGCGGAGGCGACGAGGATCACTGGCGGTGGGCGGACTCGGCGATGCACATGGCCTCGCCAGCCAGCTCCTCGACCGCGGCGATGCGCTCGAGCAACTGCTTGGCGGCGTACTCGGCCAGTATGGGACGCATCTCCACGGGGACACGCCATTGGAGCGCGCTGGAAAGGCGCGCTCCCCACACACCACCCTTGCAGTCGGATCGGAAGAAGTCTTTGAAGTTGGAGTTCAGTGCTTCGACGAGATCGCGCGACTGCTTGGTCTCGTCGACGATGAAGGCTTGGTACTTGTTCAGCGCGCGCCAGACGATCTCGGCCGCGCGCTTGAGCTCTGCGCTGAGGACAGCTTCCTCGGCGTCGGTGATCTGCTCTTCGAGGGACTTCACGTTCTTCATGACTTCTCCTTGGTGTCGTTGCGCACGAACTGCTGGACAGATTCTGGCAACTGGTTGAACGGGATTCGCTTGCCCAGGTGCGGGCCAGCACTGCACTCGAGATGGCCGCTCATGCCGCGAGGGTCTTCGCCAGCGAAGACGCCCTCCCGCACGAAGAAGCCACCGGAACCGCGCACCCGCGGCCTGCTCATGTAGAGGATGGTGTACCGGTCCATGAAGGATGGCTTGTCCCACACCCGGACGGTGACGCCGTTGACGATGTCGTCGGGGATCTTCATGCCGCAACCTCCGGGTGGTTCAGGATGGCGGCGATCTGGCGCACGGCCTCGACCGCTTCGAACGGGAACTTGGGGCGCTGGGCGATTTCGATGATCTGGGCCAAGGCGGCTTCCGCATCGATGCCGGCGCTCGTGTTGACCCAAGGGTGAAGGCATGGGATCTCGTTATCCTCGCGGATCGCCTCGCGGATTCCCTTCTCCCACTTGACCATGTGCTCCTGGGCGATCTCGACCGCCTGCTTGCGGGCCATGCCCTGGAAGCTCACGATGCATCCGGTCTCGAACTCCGGGCGGTACCGCCCGCTGGCGCCGCACAGGGCGTCCACGATCTTCTGCTTCAGCCCCGCCGGAAACGGGACCAGGTCTTCATCCCAGTTCCCCACGACCTCGGACCAGACGCTATCCACCTGGGCAGCAAGCTCCTCGGAGATCAGCTCCTGCTCCAGCTCGGACAGAGCCTCGTCGTCCCAGCACGGGTAGTCGTGCAGCGCCTGGACTCCTTCGACCAGCTCGACCGCCTTGGCATGGTGCTCGTGGTTCTCCCACATGAAGGCGGTGCGCAGCTCGGTGGCGTCGTCGACCACGACATGCGAGTAGCCGTAGCCGGAGTGCGACTCGCTCAGGAACATGGGGAATTCCTCGAGCATGCACTCCCGGTTCGAGCGCTCCACGGTGCCGCCCACGTAGTCGCCCTGGCCGGTGAACTGGGCCAGGTGGAAGTGGGCATCCTCGCGCCACGTCTTCTCCTGGAATTCGAAGCCGATCTCCAGCATCCACTCGATCGTACCCTGGGACGGGTTCTGTCGCTCAGACATCGATCTCCTCCTTCAGCCAGGCGTAGTACACGTCGCCCAGGTATTCCTTGATCTGGTTCTTGTCGTGTCCGGTGATCGAGACATCGATTCCGGTGCACAGGGACGGCTTCACGATGACCGTGTGGCTCGTCCAGCCGGTGTAGTAGCCGGCGTTGTTCATGTGGTGGAACTCGCACCGAAGCACGATGCGCTCCGAGGTGGAGCGCTCCAGCTTGGTGCCCGTGTCGATCCCGCTCCCGCTGGGACCGTTCTTCCGGACCCATTCCTCGAGGCTGTCCACCACGTCGTCGTACTTGGTGTCGTCCTTGCCGCGGTTCGCCTCCGCTTTCAGGAGCTCGCAGGCAATGTGCTCGTAGACCTTCCTCTTCATCAGAAACCCTCCGGGTGCTCGGCGTTGCCGAGGTCTTCGTGGTATTGGGACCGCCTCTCGGACGGACGGTGGTGGTCGGCGGATTCGCGATCGAAGATCTCGGCGCATAGCCAGCCCACCTCCACCGGACCCCAATGGTCGGGCAGGATGGACAGCATCGCTTCGATCTTCGCGCCGACCTCCGCCAGGTGGCGTTTGGTATAGGCGATCATCTCGGGAGTCATTCAAACCCTTTCTTTTTGTTTCGGCGAATGATGTCTTTGATGCCGGCAAGGGTGTCGGCATAGAAGAACTGCTGCCCTCCCTCCGGCCCATGCATGTGGCACGAGAACGGAAGCGCATACCCGGCGACTCCCGTGTTGTGGTGGATCCAGACGTCCATGAACTTGCGCATCATGCTGCAGCCGCCTCAGCCAGATCGAACTCGCGATTGACGTCTTCCTTGGGCAGGCTCTCGGCGCCCTGGGCGAACGCTTCCTCGCTGGAGTAGAAGCCCCAGCAGGAATCGATCTCCTCGCGCTCCTCGGTGATGGGGTCCACGGCGTAGGCGATGAACCCGTAGACGTTGCCGCGCAGGTAGGCATCGTAGGTCTCGACCTCGTCGCGGATCGCCTGCTCGGCCCGCTCGCGCACGGTTCCGGTGACGACGCGCTTGATGGTCCGGAGCGGAAAGCGGTCGGTGCGCTCGAACTCCACCGGATCCAGCCACCCCTTGCCCTCGCACCCGCCGATCTCCCTGGCCTTCTCCAGGGTCATGTAGGCGAATCCTACCTGGCCTGAGTCCCAAGGACAGGAAAAGGCTCCGGTGGACATGGAGATCCCACTGTGGTCGTACAGGTACAGCGGAAGGATGGCGTAGTGCTCGGCCAGGATCTGCTGGACCTTGTCCTTCCACATGCCGGAAGGCCACTCGACGTCGTCGTAGCGGGGGAAGTCGGGGTGGATGTCGCGGACCAGCTCGAGCAGCTTCTCGTCCGGGTCATCCATTTGCTCGTCACCCAGCGTGTACCGGCGATGCTTGCAGCACAGCACGGCCAGGTTGTCATACTCCCGCGGGTCCACCGGGTCCGTGTCCAGGTGCAGTTCCACGACTCCGGTGGGGTATTCCTTGGTTTCGATCGGTTTCATGGTCAGCTCCTTGGTTACGCGATGACGCCGACGAGCCATCCGTGGCGCATCGTCGGCAAGAGGACTGTGTTCTTGTTCTCCTTGGCCTTCCAGGAGGTCTCGACCATCGTCGGGGCGCATCCAGGCAAGACGGTAGCGAGGGCGTGAACCCACTTCTCGGCCGTCCCACGGGACAGCGTGATGATGTGGATGTTGAGGCGTGCCATCCCGAAGACCTTGATGTCCTGGTGGGGGAGGTTCAGCGCGATCAGCTTCTCGCGGAACTTGGCGAGCTTCTCGAAGCGCTCGGCCACCGGATCCATCACAGCACCTGCTCGTTGAGAGCGTACCCGCTGTCCGTGTCCAGGAGATTGGGGTCAGTGCCGTTGCGGCCAATGGTGCGCCCGGCCTTCGCGGGGATGAATCCCTTGGGGAACAGGGCGCGGCCCAGCCCGTAGGTGATCTCGAAGCTGCGACGCAGGCCCCAGCCGTGCACCTTGGCTCCACCGGACTTCTGCGACCTGGGCAGCCCCAGCACGTTGGCGACCTCCCATGTGATGGACTCGATCTGCCACTTCATCTTGCAGGTGCGATGGCAGAGCTTGCGGGAAGGGATCAGGACGTCGAACGCCGTCCACCCGCCGCGATCGGACGACTCCACCGGAACGATGGTGATGGTGTCGCCAGGCTTCAGCTTCTTGCGCAGCGACGCGATGCACTTCTCGCGCAGCTCGTTCTTCTCGGACTTGGTCTTCTTGGATGGCATCAGAGGTTCCTCCAGGCGTTGAGAGCTTCACGGGCGCGGCCGCACTTCACGAATCCGGGCGGGACAGCTCCGGTCGGGCGATCGACGTCTTCGAGGATCTCCTCGAGCGAGAAGGCCAGATCGCCAGCGCGCATCCTGGTGACGCGCAGCTTGTCCATCTCGATCATCGGAACGTAAGCCTCGGTGCGCATGGTTTCGTATTCGGCGCGGCCGATCCCGTCGACGAGAGCAGTGATGGCGGCGCTCTGCGATCTGTAAGCGCACTGGATGCCGCGCTCCGGATCCTTCACGATGAACCCCAGAGCGGGATCGTTGGTCATGAATCGCATGGTCAGACTCCTTCCTTGGTTGCTTCTAGCGCCTTTCGCGCTCTCCTCGCCCACCGGGTGTGTTTGTAGTTGGTCCAGTCGTACATCTCCCGCACCAGTGCGCGGAGTTCGGTGTTCCTCCTCTCGAGCCTGCGGACCCGGAGGAGGAGGCGGAAGCAGGACAACACGTCATGCCTCCTTGGTGGCCTCAAGGGCGCGGTGGACGATCCCCTCCTGGATGCTTCCGGTTTCGATGTCGACCCAACCGACGAAGCGGTATCTCCAATCGGTAGGGGATGGGTAGTCGATCGTCTTGATGGTGTTGTTCGGGCCCACGGCCATGAACTTGAGGTGGTCGATTTCGCGGGAGCCCAAGTCGTGATTTTGCAAGGCAGCCCACTTGGTACCGCCGGAATCGCGAGACCGCATGGCGTCCAGCACCTCGGGCTCGATCTTGGCGTCCCCGATGATCTTGTCGGGGGCGATGGTTGCGTAGATGTGCGACATGGTCATGCTTCCTCCTTGGTTGCTTCGAGAGCGGCGCGCAGTCGTTCGATTGTTTCTTTTGGATCACCGTCGACGGCTTCGCGCGTCTCTTCGATGAGGGCAGCGTGTTCTTCCTTCACCGAGTCCTCCTCGCCATCCCACGCGGTGAGGTTGTCGGCCAGCAGACTCTTGAGGACGTCCCGCTCGTTCTGCAGGGCGGCGACCTGCGCATTGAGCCGGTCGCACTCCTCCTGCAGCGCAGCCACGGCGCTTGTGTCGGTGTCGTAAGGGGGCTCAGGGAGGCGTCCGTCGTAATCGCTTGCGGCCATGGCTCACCCCTCCTTCTTCGGGAGGAGCGAGACGGCGGGCTCGTGGAGGGCCACCTCGTCGGCGAGCCGCTCCAAGCGCTTCGCCGACTGGAGGAGCCCCGGGGCGATTCCTCGGAAGGTGTTGAGGAGTTCTTTTGCTTGGCGGAGATCGGGGATGACCGAAAACTCCTTCCCGGCGTGGATCCCTTCGCCGATGTCCAACTCCCACTCATTGTAGGAGTTCGGATTCTTCCAGCAGGTGAGTTCGCGCATCTCCTCGATGGAGACCTCGACGAGCAGGGTGTTGATGCTGGTGGTTCCAACGATCTTCATTGATTACTCCTTCGAGGCGAACTCGTCGCCATAGAAAAGGGTCTCGTTCTCGCATCCCACTTTTGGAGTCGCAACGATCTGCACGAGCGTTCCGTACTCCTCCTCGCGCTGCTTGCGCTGCTGCTCGAAAGCGTCGTAGGCATCGTGCGCCAGGATCTCGTCCGCGATGATCTGGCCCTCCTCGATGTAGTAGCCGATGACGGTCCATCGCCTCCTTCTGGCCATGGTTATTCCTCCGTCCAGCAGGAGCCAGCACGCCCCTGGTAGCAGGTGGTCAGGGACTCCGGCGCCCGGATGTCGGCGCGAGCCATGACCACCGGAGCAGCAGGAGGAGGAGGATAGGCCACCGCGACCCGCGAGGAGTCGGCCAGGGCCAGGGAAGCGACGAGTGCGAGGGTGTCAAGCATGGGAAGGATCCTTGGGTTGGATGGATTTCATGGTTTGGAGGAGTCGCAGGGACTCCGCGACTTTCCGGGATTATGAGCCGCACGGATCGAAGCAAGGTCGAGAAGTTCACAGGGAGGCATTCGATACCCTTTCTTTTAGAGTTTCCGTGTTTGCGTATCCAGGGCGGCCATTGTGGCCTGGCTTATACCAGCTATCAGCAGAGACGCTTATTTCGATGGACCGCCCCTTTTCATCAATGATCCATCTCCGCAGAAAAGTTGTGGGCATATCTACCTTCCCGCGCCAGCGGCAAGGCCAGCGCAAATTTCTCTCATTGAAAAGCCTGACGGCACATGCCGCCGGAATCGGAAACGGCGGGATTCGATCCCCTTTGACACTCCATGCATGGCATCTGTCGAATGTCGTCCGTTCCCTTTCGGTTGTTTGTTGTTTCGCTTTCGCAGGGTCGCAAGCCATTGGGATTTTGTCGTTCCCCCCTGACCCCCTACGCAAGATCATCGAGTCCCGTACTGCCCCGGGCGTCTCTCCCTTGCGCTTCCTGAATGATTCCGGAGGGGTGGAGCTATCGCCCGAAGCGAATACGACACGTCCACCGGAATCAATCCCCCTTCCATCCTAGCAAGCTATCCCAATGGGAGTACGCTAGTTGCCGGCCGACTCATTCGCCCGAAGCGAAACGATGACCCGAAGGGACGCGAACATCGGCCACTAGCCGATCCGATCGCGCGGGGCGGATGCCCCAATTTATGGCAGGACCACCGGAAGCCATTCCGGCAAGCGATCCCACAAGAGAGGAGGATAGAGGAATCGAACCTCTTCCCCCTATGGGCTAGGCCAGCGCGACCCGCGCCGCGCCGTCGCGAATCCAGTCCTTCGTGGCCGGAGAAAACACTCGGGCCGGAGAAAACACTCGGACCAGACGAGCAGGAGGATTCGCGAACGAGGGGCGAGCAGGCCGACCAAGTCCGAACGCTTCGGCAACCTTGAGCTGGTGCCGATACTCGGAATAGGTCCGCGCGGGTTTCCCGAGGAGCAGGCGCGCGCCTGCCTTGTCCATCGCGCCCATGGTTGCCGCGTTCATTCCGGCACCTTTGCGGCGAGCAGGGACAAGGCGCGACCAAGGCGACCATTCACCGGCACCGAGACCTTCCCTAGCGTCATGACAGGGACGGCACGGTAGCAGAGAGCGCGATTCTTCGCCTCTTCGACTCGCTCGACCGGAGCGCCGACCTTCGCCAGCGTTTCGGCGATCCTTTCGGCACGGGAAGCTATGGCATCTTCGGCCTTGCGCACTCGTACCATGTAGTCGTTCCCATCCTCGCTTCTCTTTTGGCGAGGAGCCTTGTGGTCTACTAGCACAGTCGAGACCTTCGCGCTGGCGACCTTGTTCCAGTCGAGAAGTCCAGAGGTGGACTTGGCGGACTTGACCACCGGAACCGTTCTCGTGCTCATGATACATACTCCAGTGCTCTCAGGATAGGAGAGAGCAGACCTGTAGACCTATGTTCCCCGGTCTACTAGGGTGCCCCGAAAAGTAGGGCGGAATCCTCGATGGAGGGGAGAGAGGGAGGAGGAGGGCGGGGCCGATCGCAGCCGTTTCCCGCCCATCGCGCCCCCGCGCCCCGACGTTCCGCCGATCCTCCTACACGAGGCGACCGGTTTCCCGCCCCCCACAGTATACACGGATCACGGGCAAAATACAACCCCCCCCCGAATGCACAGGAGCACGGGAAAACGCGGATTCCTGCGTGAAATCTGGAAATCGATCCCCCGGGGTGGGGTTTTTTCGGGGGGTGGCGGCTGGGAAGAAGGTTACCAGTCCCGCCCCGTACCCCGCCCTCCCCAGCCATAGGGCCACCCTCACCCCCACCCACCCGTCCCCCGAGCCCTCCAGGCGCCCCAGGAACCCCAGGAGCCACCCCCAGGGCCGCCATTTTGGCATCCTCGGCAGCGGGAGCAGTAGGAATCCCAGAAACCGCGTCTTGTAGGAAAAATGACTACAAGTGTTCTACAGATTTCTGATGGGTTGCATTTATGCCACCCCCGAAAAGTGTGACTTCGCCACCGGCTGGAGACCCGAAAAAGCTCAAAAAGCTCAAAAAACAAGCCGAAATAGCCGTTTTGGTGTTCTACAGCATTCTGAGAATGCTGCGTTTCGGCCTCAGGAGGGCGTTCTACCCCTTGGATTGGGCCGCCAGACGGTCCTGTTGCGCTTTCCTAGCGTTAGGAAGCGAGATGTTGCGCCGAACCAAACCCACCAACGAAACGAGGGGATGATGGAAAGTTCCGGTGGCGCAGTGCATCCATCGAATGACTGCGCTCCCCGATGATCCCGGTGGTATCTTTCTGGTACCACACGAGGAGCGCACATGCCAAGGAAGAAGACGGATTCGGATTCCGGTGAAACCTCGGAAGAGGTGACTCCGGAGCCTGGGCCGCGCAGGATCGGCGGGAAGACCGAGGACGAGTGGATCGAGCAGGCGATGTCGATGGCCGGATACGACCCTCTCCTCTTCATCGGGCTGGATCGTGAGGAGGCCGCCAAGCTGATCGAACGATTCCGGCCCATGCACATAGCGATCATGGAGATCCGAGCCATGTTCGGCAACGCCGCGGCGTCCAAGGTCGTCTTCCAGATGTACTCCTCGCCGTTCGTCGACCGCGGCCAGGTGATGCTGCGTCAGATCCAGGGCGGCGGGAAGACCCAGCGCTCGATCGAGGGGCCTGCATCCCAGGTGAGCTCAGTCCTAGAGAGGATCCTCTCGGGAGACCAGAAGCCGCCTCCGCGGCAGGTCACAGCCAAGGATGTCACGAGCGCGCAGGAGCGCTACAACTGGGCGGAGGAGCACCATGGAATCACCGGAGCAAGATGAACTCGAGCGGTTCGAAGCCCACCGTATCACGGTGGAGGAGAACGAGCTCGAGAAGAAGATTCAGCCGGTAGGCTTCGTCCCATCGAACGCCGTCGAAGACGCCGTGGCCGCCGCCGTGCGAAACGGCACCCTGGACGGCAGCCTGCTCACGGCCGAGAAACTGGCCCAGAATGCCGAGGCGATCGAGGAGATCCACGCCTGGCTCCAGTTCAATCGTCCCCTGCGCTACTTCATACCCAACGTGGGGCAGGAGAAGGCGCTCCTACCGCTGAAGACCATCGACCCGAACGACCGCGAGGTCATCATCGGGATGTTCTGCGGCGCCAACATGGTGGGGAAGACCACTGCCATGGCTGCCCCGTTCTTGGGCGGGTGCATCTGGGGCAAGAGCGAGATGAACGAGTTCTTCGACGACTGGACCGTGTTCGACAAGTTCGAAATGGTCCGGCGGACGGAACGCAGACCGCTTCGCGTGCGCATCATCTGCCACGCGGGCGGCATGGAGGATGGCGGCCAGGTGATGGAGGAGATCACCAAGTGGTGGCCCCGCGGACTCTACAAGTGGGAGAAGAACCACAAGGCCTACTACTCCGTCTGCAAGTGCTGGTCCTACTCCGGCGAGCTCCTGGCGATCGTGAACGTGCGCACCCACGACCAGCCCCGTAGCGCCCATGCCGGCCACACCCTGGACATCATCGCGGCCGACGAGCCGATCCCTGAGCACCTCTGGGCCGAGAACGTCGCGCGCCTGCGCCAGCGCATGGGCGGCGTGCTCTGGGGATTCCTGAGCCCCCTGGACGACGCTGGATGGATCCAGGACCGGCTGGCCTCCGACTCCGCGGTCCACTTCACCAACGCCTGCATCTGGGACAACTGCGACGACTGGCATCCGGATCCGGCGATGTGGAGCGGAGGGAAGGTCGGCGTGGGGCGGGTGCTCACCCGCGGGCACCTGGCCTCCAAGATCATCCGCAAGCACATCTCCGAGTGGGAGAAGGAGGGGCCTGAGATCGCGGATGCGCGCGCCAACGGAATGTTCACCCACCTGGCGGGCTCGGTTCTCAAGGACTTCGGTGCCGCGCACATCATCGCTCCGTTCGTCCCGCCACCGAACTGGCCCTGCTACATGGGGCTCGACCCCCACGATGGGAAGCCACACCTGGCAGGCTGGTTCTTCCAGGACGAGGGAGGCAACGTGTACCTCTGCGCCGAATACCCGCCGGAGCAGTGGGACAGGTGCAAGGGCAGCATATCGGTGGGGAAGGCCTGCGCCGACTGGCGCGTGATCGAAGAGCCGTTCCGCGAGCAGGTGATCTGCCGCGTGGGCGACCCGAAGCGGCTCCGGTCCACCAAGTCGAACGTTCGAGAGGTGACCAACTTCCAGAACGAGTTCGCGGGCGAGGGCTTCATGTTCGAGCTGGGGATCAACGACATCTCCGTCGGACTCTCCAGAATCCGCGAGGCGCTGGCTTTCGACCCCCGCGTCCCGGGCTCGCGGCCCCACTACTTCGTCATGAGCCACAACCCATGGACCGGAGCACCGAACCACACGTTCACCAACGGGCCCCGCCAGTTCTCCTACAAGAAGCTGGCTGGAGATGCATCGAACTCCCGCGATCCCGAAGCGATCTTCGAGGAGAAGTGGAAGGATCCGGTGGACGTGATGCGCTACGTTCTGATGCGGATGGGGCCCTACGTTCCTGTGACCCGCATGCGGAAGGCGTTGAACAGCCTCCGGCAGAGGCGCGTGAATCGGTCTGCCCGGCCATGGAACTGCTGAGTATCTTTGATCCATGGAGCTCTCAAGGGAAAACCTAGCCAAGATCCTTCCCAAGGATGCCGTCGATACCATCTTCGGCTTGTTTGAACGCACGCGCCGCGCGGCCACCGGAACAGAACCCCAGCAGTCCACGCCTCCCACCGTTATTGTCGGTACCTCCGGCCCTCGCACGGTTGCCTGGGACAACGTGGTCGACAAGCCTGGTTCCTTCCCGCCGTCTGGGCACTCCCACCCGTACATCTCGGTCGAGACGGATCCAACAGTCCCATCCGTGGTGAAAGCCATCACGGAGCGAGACATCGCCAGGTGGAACAACCCTCCCGGGACGATCCACGAGATTCCGTCCCTCCTCGAGGCAGGAGTGAACTGGGTTGCAGATACGGCCCGGGACATGTGGGACAGCGTCGAAGCGCCCCTTTGCTTCCGGTGGGACGTGGTCGTAGAGCGATACAAGACCCTCGAGTACCTGCATTCCTTCTTCCCTGCAGGCTCGGCTGCCGTGGGGCGGTTTGCCATCTGGGGGTGCGAGGACTTGGGCCAGGCCGGCGCCAGGAAGCTCGTGGACGAACCGTTGTTCGAAGGAGGGTTCTCGTCCTTCGCTCCGGTGGACATCTCCTCCTTCGCGACCCTGACCGTCTGCATGGATCCAGGAGTGGTCGGAACTCCTCAACCGATCGGGCAATCCCTGTTCACGGAGAACAACAACGTGAGCCCCTACCTCCCGTGCGCATGGCTGGTGAACCACGTTCCCGGGGCAGCCTTCGGGACAACCCCGCCGTACATGGTGCTTGGGCGCCCCCCTTGGGCAGGAGTCGTGCGCTGGATGAAGCTGGGGGTGCGGTGATGGGACAGAAGTTCGTATGGCAGGGGTTCAGCGCGAACGGGCACCCCATCCCGGGCGCTCTCGTTCCTGCGGATGACCTGCAAGCTCGGCAGATCCATCACCAGACGATCCCGGCGGCGACGTGGCTCGTCCCCAATCCGTCCGGCCTCCCTCCTGTCGGCATCATGCTCATCGACAGCGCTGGCGAGACGTTCGGTGCCGGCGTCCAGATCGACAGCGTCGACTGGCTTTCGTTCACCGTCACTCTTGGGGTCGCAGTGAGCGGCACCGTCACCTGGTTCTAGGAGACAGATCATGTCCTTCGCCAAACTCCTCAGTCCTCTCAAGGGCGAGCACTTCGAGCTCCGAGATGTCCGCCTGCACCAGTACGCTGGCGACAAGCCTGGTTCGCTCGAGGGCGAGGTCTACTACGATCCGACGCTCCATGTGCCGAAGGTCGCGCTTGATGCTTCGCACTCGGTCCTCTTGACGGAGCCGACGGCGCCCCCGGCGACTCTCGCCGTCGGCGAGACGCCGTCCGCAGGCACGTCCCTCAAGGGCATGAGGAGCGACGCCAAGTTCGGTCTCCCTGGCCTTGCCACTGGCGCTGCGCATGGATTCATGAGCTCGACCGACAAGGCGAAGCTCGACGCGGCGACCACCACCCCGACGGCGGATGCGCTGGCCAAGTACGACGCCAATGGGCGTCTCATCGTCGCCGATGCGGTGAGCGGGCAGCAGGCGGTCAACTGGCAGACCATGATCGCCCAGATGGACCTCCGGCAACAGGGGCTCGCCGAGAAGGACCCGTGCCGAGGCCTGTTCACGAGCCTCCCTGCGAACACCTACAATGCCAGCACGAAGCGGATCACTGCGAGCGCGAACGGTGCGCTGGCTGCGACGCCCGACGGAGTGGGATCCTGGCAGGTCAACGACCGCATCTTCTTCACCGGCACGATCGGTACCGGCTCGGCCCAGGCCGGCCCTTACAGGATCGTCCAAGTCGGCAGCGCGTCCCTTCCGTTCATCTTGGAGCGTACGGCCGACTTCGGTGGCCCCGGAGCGCCCGCCGGCCAGCGGCTGATCGGCGCACTGATCCAGGTACTCGAGGGATCGGAGCACGGCGACACCTTCTGGGTCTGCACCAACGACTCCATCACGCTCGACACGACGGTTCTTGTCTTCCGCAAGCAGACCGCAGCCGATGTCGACAACTCCACGATCGAGCTCGATGCTGCGGGCAACCTGCGCGTCAAGGACGGCGGCGTCACCTACGCGAAGATGCAGAATGGCGGAGCGCTGTCTGTCCCAGGGCGGAGCGCCAACTCCGCCGGCGTGCTCGCCGACATCTCGGCCACAGCCGACGGGCAGGTTCTGCGGCGCTCCGGTACGACGCTCGGTTTCGGCACCGTTGCCAATGCCGGCCTTGCCAACATGGCCGAGAGCACCATCAAGGGCCGCGCCACCGGCGCAGGGGCCGGAGCCCCAGCTGACCTCACTGCCGCCCAGGTGCGCACGTTGCTGAACGTGGCTGACGGCGCCAACGCCTACGTTCATCCGAACCACTCGGGCGACGTCGTCTCTGTCTCCGACGGGGCCACGACGATCCAATCTAACGTCGTCGGCAATTCCAAGCTCGCTGACGTCGCTACTGCCACGATTAAGGGGCGCGTGTCTGCTGGTACTGGCGATCCCGAGGATCTGACGTCTGTTCAGGCATGGGGGATTCTGTCTGTCGCGACGCTCGACGATGCGACCAAAACTGCTGCGCGAGGCACCCTCGGGATTGTCAACAACATCAATCGGTCCCTCAAGAGCACAACTGCATCAGGATGGCTCAAGCTCGCAACCATCAAGGCGTCCGCGATTTCTCATACATCATCCTTCTTCGCCGAAATTGTTTCGTGTGGTCGATCCACTTCTGCCAACGACAATCAGCGCGTGCGCTTGTTTGTTCGGCTCAAGCAAAATAATGCTCTTGCTGATGGCGTTATCGATGTCATGCAGTGCGAATACACATCTGAGGGCGCGTCCAGCTTCACCATTGGGTATTCTATCGAACAAAATGACACGGCAGAAAAGCGCGTATCGATCTATGTCGCTCCGCTCTCTTCGACGCATTATGTGCGCTACTCGGTTCTTGCGGCTTTTGGGTCAACATCTGCAATCGAGCCCGTGTTTTTCGATGATCCGACGCCGCTTGCGTCGCAGCCCACGCCTTGGGCTGACGCTACTCTCGCGGCAACTTCGGGCGGGTACAAGGCGACAATCGGCAACGGCTCCGCCACGTCGTTCACGCTCGCCCATGGCCTCGGCACCGCCGACCTCATGTGCCAGTTCATCGAGGTTGCTACAGGTGCCCCTGTCGGCGTCGAGCACTACATCAACGCAACCAACATCGTCGTCCAGCCGGGCGTCGTACTCCCCACCAACAGCCTGCGCGTCCTCGCGTGGAAAGTTTGACCATGAAGAAGCCAGCTCGCATTCCTGCCAATGTCCGCAAGCCTCGCCAGATCACTCCCGAGGCCCCTCCTGCCCCCACGGAGTACCCGCTCTCGCCCGAGACGGTTGCCCTGGGCGCGTGGATCGACTCCGAGGAGTCGCGTCTCACCGAGGAGCGCGCCCGTGTCGAGGCCAGCATCGAGGGGCACCGCAAGGCCCTCGCCGTCCTCCAGGAGTCCCTCGACCAGATCGCGTTCCAGGGGCACATGGTCGCCGCGTCGCGCCATGCAAGGGAGGACTCGCTGCGGCGCCTGTACGGCGTGGACGAGCGCTGGCGCATCCAGGGCGACGCATTGCGGCTGGTGGGCTGATCGGTGTCGTTCGCGCGCTTCAAGCACCTTGCTGGGACGGCCGGGTATTCCCCGGTCGCCACCGATGTCAATGGCGTTTTGCGCAAGCGGACGCCGGCTGAGGCGCTGGCTGATATTGGAGCGGCGGCATCTGCCCACTCGCACGCCATCGCTGATGTGACCGGCTTGCAGACGGCGCTTGATGCTCGATCTCTCACGAGCCACAACCACACGCTCGACAGCCTGAGCAACACGACGATCACGTCGGTCGCGACGGGCGAGATCCTCAAGTGGAACGGCACCGCCTGGGTGAACAACACGCTGGCCGAAGCGGGCATCCAGCCTTTGGATGCGGACCTAACTGCAATTGCTCAAATTTCTGGAGCCGGAATTCTTGAGAAAAATGGTTCTGGATGGGGTTTGCGTCCTATTGATTTGCAGACCAGTATGGGGGCTGGATCATCTGGCAAATGGGCAAAGATTATTACATTGGCTTGGGGCGCTGATACAAATGAAACATTTAGCGCAAAACTTGATTTGGTTAGCGGCATGTTTTCAATTGGCGCTTCTCAGTATTTGATTGGCGTTGATATTGATCGCGATAGCGGAATCTCGTCATTTGTTGTTAAGCAGATCAATGGATATAATTTTTCTGCAAATCGGCTTGTTGCTGTTGTGACCTCGAACGCTCCTAATGCTATTGTTGTTGAAATATGGACTAAATGTCCCGCCAATTATTCGCATATCATGTGGAATCTTAGCAGTGTTCTAAAGAATCAATATGGATCAAATACAACCTTGAATATTACGCAACATCAAGGCGCATCTTGGAATACTTCGTATTCTTCTGGAACCGTTTTTACTGGCTCATGATTCATTTTTTTCTCGAGGCCAAGCTCAAGGCGCACGGCCTGATCGCGGACTGAAGGATCCCGCTCTCACCCCATGACCACCCTGTCCTCCCTCCTCGCCTCGCCCCCCGCAGGTCGGGCGACGGCGTTGGATGCGCCGGGGAGTGACCTGTATGCTGTCTCGGGCAAGTGGGGCGGTAGCCGACCCCTGCGAGCTGCTCCCCGGAGTGGCGCACGGTCGCTAGTTTTGGGAGTAGATTCACTCCATGGGTGGGGCATCCTCTGAATGCGAAGAAAGGGAAGACGTGACAACGAAGACGCCATGGTACCAGTCTCAAGGAGTGTCTGCTTTCCTCGGGATCTTGGCGATCCTGGTGGCAGTCTTCGCTTTCGGGGATCGCCAGTGGGTTCCGCGGGATACGTTCGATAGCCGCATGGATCGACTGGAGGCGAGGCTAGACTCCAAGCTGGAGGTGGTCATAGCTGAGATCCGGAGGCGCCACGACACGGATACAAGCCGATCTCCACGGTACATCACTGGTTCCAGACGAGGGATCCGGTGAGCCTCTGGTCCGCCCCGATCTCCAAGGGCAGGATCCCCATGGAAGCGGACTTCAACTTCGAGGCTCCGGAAGACAAGGACTACATCTGGCGCGTGATGCTCCCTGACCAGTACTTCCTCTGCCCGGCCGTCGGCATCTACCCAGCCTTCGTCTTCCCGATCCCGCAGGGGTACCGCACCGACGGCCTCAGCATCCCGTGGTTCGCCCAGGGGCTCGTGAGCAAGGACTCGCCAGCCATGCCAGCAGGCTACGTCCACGACATCGCGTGCAGCGCCGAGTTGTTCCCGGTCAAAATCGTGAACCGCATCATGGGGCTGGCCATGGCCAATGCTCCGGTGCCCGTGCCCCAGCGCGACCAGGAGCGAATCCAATGGGCCATCGACAGGTTCTGTTGGATGACCTGGTGGAAGCACAAGCGCCGCCACGTCGAGGAAGACCGGAACCTGGTGCTCCAGGCATCGATCGAGCTGTGGCGCAAGTACGAGCCCATGTTCGCCGGGTACGCCCGGATCGAGGAAATATCCCCAGCCTTCGGAGGCGCGTGATGGAAGTTCGACTGGTCCGCAAGAAGTTGTTCCCGGAATCCACGATCGGCGAGCTGACGATCGACGACCGGAACGAGAAGTGGGCGGTGTGCGAGGACCGCGTGCGCGAGCCACCCACCGGTTGCCCACCAAAGATGACCATGGAGCAGTGGGTCGCATCCTGGAAGATCAAGGGTGTCACCGCCATTCCCACGGGTCGGTACAAGCTCGCATGGACATACTCGAACCGCTTCAAGCGATACACCCTGGAGATCCTGAAGGTGCCGGGGTTTGGGGGGATCCGAGTCCATCCAGGGAACGACGACCGCGACACGGACGGGTGCCCTCTCCCAGGGCTGAACGCAGCGGGTCCGGTGGTCGAGCACTCCACTGCCGCGGTCAAGCAGATCAACGACATCCTCATCGGCTCCAAGGGTCTGCGGGAGCCTTCCTGGATCACCATCACCAACGAGGTTCACCCATGAGATCAGGAGCAGCCAAGGCCGGTGGCACGGGAGGATTCCTCGCAGTCCTCGGCGCCGGGTGCGTGTTCGCCTGCCAGTACATCAGGGCCAAGGATCCCAACGTCGACCCCGTCCTGCTGGATGCGGGCACCGCCTTCGTGATGACCCTGGGCGGGACGGTCGAGCGAGCCTTCCGCCACCGGATCGCCTACGGAAGGTGGTTCTGATGGAATCCGTGGAACAGACGCTGGACCAGCGCGGGAAGCAGTACGGGGAGTTCCTGGGGCATGCAGAGATCACCCAGGCGTTGAAGCTGGTGATGACCGGAACCTCAACCCGGCTCTCGATCGACAAGCAGGTGGAGCTGCGGGCAAAGTGGGATCAGCTTCCGGTGGACGTGCGCGAGTGCCTGGAGATGATCCAGCACAAGATCGGGCGCATTCTCAACGGCGACCCGCTCTACGCCGACAACTTCCGCGACATCGCCGGGTACGCCACCCTGGTCACTGCTCGGCTGGAGCGCGACTTCCCAGAGCACCAATGATCGTCCTCCGCACCGGATGGTACGGCTGACCTACAGGAACGTCTGCGGGCACCACGCCCATCTCCTGGAGCCTGTGCCACGTTTCCGCGAGCAGGTCCACCTCATTCCACCTCCAAGCCCTCGCCCCGGCGTGTACGGCCACTCCAGGGCCACCGGAGACGTGGTGCTCGTCGCATAGCGGGATCGTCTCGAAGTCGCTCGCCTTCCTGCCCATGATCTTGCAGTTCCGGTGGTGGGCGTTAGAAGGCCCATGTCGGCCGCACGCCGCGCATGGCAGCAGCTTCACCGCCAGCATGTGGGCGCGTCCCCACGGGTGCCCACGGTGCAGGCGAGATTCTTCACGCGACATCCTCTGTTCCATTCGTACCTTTCTCTGGAGCCCTCAGGCTTCGCAGCCTCCTCGCTGCGTGTGGGGCCCTCCCTCGGAAACGGGGGAGGGTTTCTTCATTCCTCGAAGCACTCGTTCGGCTCCTCGAACCGCATCATCTCCCCGCGCCACCCGACCTTCAGCTTCCCGAAGGCCGGGCCGTTTCGGTACTTCAGGCACGAAACGATCTTCCCGCCATCGAAGTCCGGGTCGTCGTACACCACCAGCACCCAGTTTGCGTCCTGCTCGATCGACCCTGATTCCCGCAGGTGGGACAGCCGCGGCTCTTCCTTGTCGGCGCCGCGCGAGAACTGGGAGAGCGCCAGGATCGGGACGTCCAGCTCACCCGCCAGCTTCTTCAGGCCGCGGGTGATCATCGACACCTCGTTGGTCCGGTTCTCTGCCCGCTCGTCCTCCATGAGCTGCAGGTAGTCGACGACCACCAGTCCAAGGCGGCCATGGGCCTTGCGACTGAGGCAGAACGACCGGAGCTGTTGGACGGTGGACGAGTCGTCGAACATCAGGTCGAGCTTGTACCCGAGCTCCACGACCCGCTGCTGGTCGTTCGGCCCCAGCCTGATCCCAGGAGCCTTCATCGCGTGCGACGACACCATGGCCATCTGGCAGGTGATGCGCTCCACCAGCTCCTCCGGGCGCATCTCCAGCGTGTTGAACACGACCTCCTGGCTTCCTGATACGAAGCCGGCGATCTGGCTTGCGAAGGCCGTCTTTCCCTGCCCAGGGCGGCCTGCCAGGATCCCGAGGTCTCCTGGAAGCATCATCAGGCGCCGGTCCAAGAATTTCATCCCCGTCTTCAAGGCGCGTTCGTACCTGACTCCAGGGTTCGCGATCATCTCGCGGCTGTACTTCGAGAAGTGCCCGCGGCCCGGGCTGTCGCGGTGGGACAGCATCCCGAGAGCATTCGATGCGTCGCCGATGATCTCCTCAACCGGCTTCGAATCATCGAACGCCTGCTCGTTCACCTGGCGCGCCATGAGGATCAGCGACCGGAGCTTGGCCTTCTCGGCAATCAGCTTCTCGTAGGAGTCCCATCCAGCGGTCGAAACACACCTGTCGGCGATGTCCATCAGGTAGACCTCGCCGCCAGCCATCTCCAGCGTCCGATCGCGGCGCAGGCGCTCGCAGACGGAGACCATGTTGACGTGCGTCCCCTCGACCCCGAGTCCGTGCATTGCCTCGAAAATCGCGCGGTGGCGCTCGGAGTAGAAGTCGGCTACAGCAAGGCTGCAGCACCGGACCAAGTGACCATCCCGCAGGAACGCCCCCAGGAGGCACATCTCGGCATCTTCGGACCTCGGCAGGCCCATTCGCGGTTCATCCATGCTGGCGCTCCCTCACGACGTCGAACAGGCTACGCTGGGGGCCGACGGGGCGATCGGCGAACAACTCCTCGCCCTGGCGCTTTCGCGTGTCCTCCTGGCGCTGCCACTCCTTGACGGCCGCCGGATTCCGCTCCTTGAATCGCGATGCGCAGGTTCCGGCGCATTTCCCCCAGTCCTTCACGGGATCGCCATTGCTCATCGTCCACGGGAACGCTGCCGCCGAGTAGTAGTCGAACGATGACTCGACATCCTTGCGCGACCACCATGGCCAGTGCTTCTTGGCGTGGGCGATCCACTCCTCCTTGGTCGGCGGGACGAAGGCCTTGCGGCGGCGGGGAGGGGCGGCGGAACTGGGAGGGGTTGCTGCTTCGTTCTTCGGCGAGGCTTCGGCTTCGATGCCTTTTCTTTGAACAGGTGGTTGTTCCGGTGGTTGCGCAGGAGGAGGGGCGCTTGCGACCTGCTGCTCTTCTGTCGTAGAAGATGAAGTAGAAGATGTATGATCGTTTACCGACTTTGCCGGTATTCGAGAACCGGCTATCCTGGGCTTCGAAAACCGGGTTCCGCTGGATACGATTGCCGACAGCTTCTCGAAGTCGAGCGTGTACCAGATTGTCGCCAACTGCGCCCCGCGACGGACCAGTCCGCGCTTCTCCGAGAGGACGCCGATCTCGCGCAGGCGCTTCCTGGCCGTCTCCTGCATCTCGTCAGACAGGCCGGTGCGCTCCTCTATATCGCTCTTCTTCGAGAACCACCAGTGGTCGCCGTACTCGCGCATCGACCACTCCTGCGAGGAGATGGCGTTCCCGATCCAGATTGCTGCGGCCGGCCCGACAGCGCGGACCAGCGAGGCAGACGTCGCCATCAGGCGGAAGTTCTCCGGAACCATGCAACCCCCATCCCCCCGGGGGCGGAGCGGTATAGTCGGCCCGCTCCGCTTCCCGAGGGAAAGTGGGCACCCCGTCGGGCGCCCGTTCAAGTCTTCTTCAGCCGCGACTATTCGGCGATGAGAAGAACATACGCAGAAACTTTCTTCCGCGCAACCCTTGACTTCGTGAATTCCTATCGTTAGGTTATGTGGGCGGCAAGTAGCCGATCGTGACAAGAACAACGAAAAGAGGAAACCATGCGCGAGACGTTCACCACCAAGGCATCGATCGACCAGGAATCCGGAGCCATCCTCCTCGAAGGATGCCGCCTCAGCTACCCGCACCTCACGGCCCCCGCCGCGGTGAAGGGCCAGGACGGACGGCCCACCGGAGCCTACAAGTACAGCGCCAGCTTCATCTGCAACTTCGACCCGGAGTCGAAGGCGCTGATCACCGAATTCCTCAACCGCGCGTGGAAGGAGCGGCTCAAGGTTCCGGAGCCGATCCCCGGGAAGTCGTTCATCTCCAACGGAAACCACAAGGCGCAGAAGGAGTACCACGGGTTCAGCGTCATCGCCGCCAACGAGAACGCCGACAAGCGCCCCGAGGTCTACGACCGCAACGGAAAGCTCACCGAGGATCCCAACGCCTGCTACTCGGGCTGCATCGTCAACGCCATCATCCGCCCGTGGATCCAGGATAACTCTTGGGGCAAGCGCGTGAACGCCGGCCTCGTTGGCGTGCAGTTCGTCGACGACTTCGAGCGCCTCGGAGCGCCTGTCATCCAGGCGTCCTCCCTGTTCAAGGGTGTCGACCGCGGCGCTGGATACACCTCGACCCCGACTCCGCAGGGTGCGGTCGTCGGTCAGGATGACGGGTACTTCGACGAGGGCGCGAGCACTGCATCGAATCCTCCGGCGCGCAGCGGCGCCGACGACGATCTCCCGTTCTGACAGAATCTGTCACTGCGAACTAGCTCAATTGGATAGAGTGCGCTTGATCAACGAGGTCCTGGTTCGAGTCCAGGGTTCGCATTCCACACGCAGGAGGAGCTGTGAGTCATTCATCCGAAGGCCCGTCGTCTCTCGAGAAACGGGCGCACTGCCCGGGATCGAAGCGGGAAGAGTACGGCCTCGAGGACACCGAGTTTGACAGCTTCCGCGATTCCGGCGTGACATGCCACGAAGCGATGGAGTACATGATCGGTGCGAAGCCGCTTCCAGCACTCGACCACGACGAGTACGCGATGGTCAAGACCGCGGTCGACAGGCTGAACCTGGCGCTGGCAGGAGATGCGATCATCCCTGGCGGATACGTCACCAGGAATGGTGGCATCGTGATGGTCGAGAAGAACTTCAAGAACTTGCCGTACTCCCTGCCGAACGATCCGCAGGAGGGAACGGTCGACCTGGTCGTCTGGTACAAGGGATCCCACATCCTGCTGATCGACTGGAAGTTCGGCGGATCCTACGTCAACCATCCGAAGTGGAACCGGCAGATGAAGGGCTACGCCCTGGGCATCTGGGGTGAGCTGGAGCTGGTTCCGATCCACGTCGCAATCGTGCAGCCCCAGGCGGGCGAGTACATGATGAACCCGTGGATCTACGAGCCCGACGACTACGACTCGTTCCTGCAGGAGCTGCAGGGAATCGTGATCGCGGCCAATGCTCCGGACGCCGAGTGCCACGTCGGTCAGGGATGCAAGTTCTGCAAGGCGGCCAAGCATCTGACTTGCGAGACCAGGCTCTCGACGCTCGGCATCCTGGGGGAGCTCGGGCCCGACTGGAAGGAAGGCTTCCGGAAGCTCGACTCCACCGGACGAGGAAGAATCCTCACCGCTGTCAAAGCGTCGGCCGATGTGGCCGAGAGAATCGTTGCCTTCTCGAAGGATCTCATTCGAGAAGAAGGAGAAGTTCCGCGCGGGTGGTCCGCCACCCCCGTCGGCAAGAACGGTCTGCGACTGGCACCGAGGCCCAGCCAGTTGTCGTGGCCTACCGACTCCGCACTCCAGCGTGAGCCGGTGAAGAAAACCATCATGGGCATCAGAATCTGATCCGGAGGGATCCATGCAGAAGAAGAACATCAGCGAGGTCAGCGAGGCAGCCCGCAAGCTGGGTGGCGTCAAGACGCCCAAGAAGGCCAAGGCTTCCGCCGCAAACGCCGCCAAGGCGACCGCGGCCAGGAAGTCCAAGTCCACGAAGAAGGGAGCCTGACCATGCCGCATTACGCCATCAAGGACAACAAGGGCAACCTCCTCGAGATCGCCGTGGCCACCAGCCCCACGATCGCCAAGGCCGGCGCCGCCAGCGCCATGCTCACGGTCAGCCTGGCCTCGCCGGACGAGCTGATCCAGTACGGCAAGGACGGCCGCGCCATCGCCACCTACATGCCCAAGAAGCGGGCGGACTCCCCCAAGGCGACTGATCCCGCCCAGACGGACATCGAGGGGCAGATCCGTGAGCAGGCGGAGCAGGACCAGCGCGAGGCTGATCCCGAGCCCGGGATCGAACCGGAACCGGGGGCGGAGCTGGAGGAGAGCAGCGGAGAATGCCACCAGCCCTGATCGAACGGCGCCGGAACGAATGGCAACATCTCTCCGGCGCCTTTGATCTATATTCGAATCATGCCGAATGCCGTGTTCGAGAAGGGATGGATCAAGCCGCTCGAAGCCCTGTCCGCCGAGGACAAGCTCCGAATCGGCAACTGCGTGGCGATCCGCCGGAACGCTGCCCAGCAGTATTGGGGCCCGTTCTTCAGCCGCGGTCGCAAGGCTCTCGAATTCTACGAGGGCCGCATCTTCACGCCCGACGAGATCGCCGAGTTCGAGGGCGACGACAAGCTCGTGGTCCAGATCCCCAAGGCCCGCCCCGCGATCGAGGCCATCTACGGCACCCTGATCGACACGCTGAAGGACGGCGTTGTCACGGCCAACGGCCCCGAGGATGCCGCCGGGCAGAACGTGATGACGAACGTCCTCAAGGACGTCGAACGCCGCAACTTCCTGAAGATGAAGACCTACGAGTGCGCCAGGAACACGGGCATCACGTCCGTTCCCGGGTGGCTGTGGGTCGACAACAAGGATCCGGATGACTGCGATGCCGAGGGCATCTCCCTGGACTACCAGGAGTGGGACTCGGTCCTCCCATCCCCCCGCTGGCGCGACCGCCAGCTCCGGGACATGGACTGGTGCATCCGCGTCCGCCAGATGTCGCTCGACGAGATCGAACAGAAGTACGGCCAGGCGCTCACCGGCACCGGAATCAAGGAGCGCATGCAGTACCTCGAGGGCACTGCCACGTCCACCTACCTGGAGCGCGAGCGAGTCATCGAGGACATCCGCAATGGGCTCATGGCCTACGACGGAACCGGCATGCTGTCCATCTTTGAGATGGTGCATTGGGTCCGCATGGAGACCATGATCTACGTCGAGCCGGACGGCTCCACCGGAATCCTTCCCATGCAATGGGGCCCCGAGCAGATCGCCATGTGGGCAGAGATGAATCCCCAGGCGGAGATCACCCGCGGGATGGAGCGCGTGCTCTGGGTGACCACGGTCGACACCATGCTACACGTCCTGGCCAACGGTCCCCATTGGCTGCAGTCCGGGCAGTTCCCTGGCGTGCCGTGCCTCCCCGACCGCGTGAACGGCAAGTGGGTGGGCATGGTCGAGCCGATTATGGACCTCCTGAAGTCCGAGGCTTATTCGATGACGGAGCTGATCCATACGATCCGCACCACATCGAACAACCTGTGGAAGATCCGCAAGGGAGCAGTGACCAACCTGGACGAGTTCCGCCGGAACATGACCAGGCCCAACGGTATCATCGAGATCGAAGCTGCGTTCAGCCAGGACGACGTCACGCGCGTCGAGAACAACCGTCCCCAGCAGGCGTTTGAGATGTGGGCCAACTTCAGCGCCGCCCAGCTCTCCGAGCAGCTCGTCGAGCAGAACTTCATCGGTGGCAGCCAAACCTCCCAAGAGTCCGACAAGGTCGTCCGGACACGCATCAAGCAGACGATCTCGAAGCTGGCCATGCCCGTGTACGGGCTGCACGAGTTCTGGCTCCGCGCCCACAAGCTGATCGTGAAGTCCGCGCCCTACGCCATCCGCGCCGAGAAGATGATCCGGATTATGGATCCGACCAACGGGATGGTCACGGAGCAGACGGTGAACGAGCCCATCGAATGGACCCCGGACGGCGACGTCTACCGGACCATCAACAACCTGCAGGGCGCCGACTACGACTACATCGAGTCCGAGAGCGACAACTCCGCGACGGGCCAGGAGCACGAGCGGAACCTGCTGCGCGAGTTCTTCGAGAGCCACGCCAACTCCGACCCGATGGTCATGGAAGCGGCCGCCCTCGAGTGGCCCAGCGTCAAGGTCCAAGCCTTCGGCAAGAAGATGAAGGAGGCGCGCGAGGCCAAGGAGCAGGCCCCTCCCCCTCCGCCCGAGGTGAAGTACGCGGTCAGCTTGTCCGGGAAGGATCTCGGACTGGACGCTGCCAACAAGATCGCCGTGAACATCGGCGCCCTGAAGCCGGACCAGGTCGAGGAGTCCGAGCCCACGCCACCGGAAGGCTTGCCCACACAGGCCGAGGAGATGCAATATGCCTGATCTTTCCCCCGATCCCACGCCCCAGGCTCCGGCCGCGCCCGCGGTCAACCCGTTCGCGAACGTCGCGAGCATGGCCGACGCGCAGGCTGCCGTCGCCAGCATGTCAACCGCGGAGCTGGATGCCCTGCTGAACGGCGGCATCCCGCCCCAGGCGCCACCTGCGGCCACGCCAACGGAGCCTGCGCCCAAGCCCACCCCTCCCGCCGAGCCCACTCCCGATCCCGAGAAGAAGGATCCGCCGGCGGAGCCCACTCCCGAGCCCACGCAGCCCACAGACGAGCTGACGGCGGCCGATCTCGAGAGCGCAACCCCCGCCTTCAAGAAGCTGTACGAGGACCATGTCGCGCTGCTCGAGCAGTTCGCGGAGCTCCAGGAGAAGCCTCCCGAAGATCCGCGCCTGAAGACGGACCCGATCCTGCGCTTCCGGCTGGAGCAGCTCAACGGCGGGAATGCCCAGGTTCCGCTGGACGACTTCGAGATCCCGGTCGACTTCAAGAAGATCGTGACCGACAGCGGACTGTTCGAGAAGTTCGACAAGGCGGACAACGACGACGAGGCGCTGACCATCCTGCAGCAGTCCCTTGGTGGGATCATGGACATGGTCCGGAAGGAGATGGCTCTGCGCGCCAAGGCCAACATCGAGCTTGCCGAGGCCGAGCTGATGCAGGCAGGCGAGGACCGCGCGACCCTGAAATACGAGTTCGAGAAGATGGGCCAGCGGATCCCCGAGTGGGCCGCGAGCAGGGAGCCGATGTTCGTCGACGGGAAGCGGAATCCGGCGCACCCGAGCTCCTCGTTCTTCGACTGGGTGCGGGACCGCGCGTCCGCCGGACTCCTCACCGACGAGCAGGCCAAGCGCTTCGGCGTCGAGTGGGTCTACAACACCTTCAAGGCCGAGCAGGCAGGTGGCTTCGGGAAGCATCTGAACCAGATGCGCCAGTCGGTCACGCGCGAGCAGCTCGCCAAGCTGAAGGCATTGAAGACCGGAGCCCTGGCCAAGATCGAAGCTCCCACCATCGGCGGCCAGACGCCTGGCGCTGCGGGAGACAAGATGTTCCATGGCTACCCGCTGGACGAGCTGATGAACAACGAGAGCGTGCGCGCCCAAGCCATGAACATCTGGGGCAAGACGAATACGAAGGCGCTCGACGAATTTATTGCCTTGCTTTCTCCGAAGGCTTGAGCTAATATACATAATGACTACCGCGGGATTCTGTCCCGCTTTAGTTTTCCCAATTAATTCGATTAAATCGAACGTTCGACAAAGGAGTATCGAATGCCCGGACAGCTCGATTGGGCCCACCAGGGGTCCGCAGCCAACGCTTTCATCGTCCAGGCGGCGATCGAAAGGAAGATCGGAACCGAAGTCCGTGACACCGGCGTGTTCATGGACATGGAGCTCCTGAAGGAGAACGATCCCAACGGGAACGGCATGCAGGATGCCAAGGTCCAGCTCACCGGCAACACCGGCGCCATCTGGACCCAGACCAATCCCTCGGGCGACGAAGCGCGCTTCACGCTCGCTCGCAACATCAAGGGCACCGCCGGCTACGGCGACTCCCCGGTGCGCGCTGGCGACGCGAAGGCGTACATGCACTACAACATCTTCGTCAACGAGGTGGACAGCGAGCTGATCCCCATCCCGGGACGGAATGCCCAGCGGCGCATCAAGAACGTCATCCCCGAGTTCAAGTCCGACACCATCCAGGCCGTCCGCGACTGGCACATCGAGGAGAAGGACTACGCCTTCCACTGCGCCATCTTCAATGGTGCGGATGACGGCCAGCGCCTCTCCCCCTCCACGGTGCCCGGAGCCCTGGGCAAGGATCTCGGAGCCGGCGTCGGCGTCGACTGCCCTCCCGAAATCCTGTACACGCCCATCGCCGGCGCGACCCGCGCGACGGTTCCGTCCACCGGACCCCGCACCACGGCCTACCGCGACAACGTCATCTCGGCGCTCGCGGCGCTGTCGGCCGACGGTACCAAGTTCTTCAATCGCCAGTCGGTCAACGCGATCGCCCAGCTCGCCAACGACCACAAGATCAAGAAGGTCAACGGCGCGAACTCGGACTACGAGCTCATCGTGGACACCGCCCTCATGCGGAACCTGATGGACTTCTCCGGGAGCGCGACGGACAAGAACCTGCTGCAGCTTCTGAAGACGGCGCAGCAGGGCCAGGGCATCGCCGGCCAGAAGACGCTCGACACCCGCGGTGCGGTGGAGCTCGACGGCCTGCGCCTGATCCCGGACAAGGGCATGGACAAGTTCCGCGTCTACGGCAACGGCCTCGCCAGCGGATCCGGTGGCAACGGCATCAACGCCGCGAGCCCCATCCTGCGCTACGGCGACGGATCTCGCGACCGCCGCGGCAAGTCCTTCACCGGAGCCGACTACAAGATCGGCTTCGCCGTCCTCATGGGCAGCGGAGCTCTCCTGCAGGCCGTCTCCGAGTCCATCGAGCTCATCGAGGTCGAGGACGATTTCAAGAAGGGCTGGGGCGTGTACGGTCGCCTCACCCGTGGCGTGAGCCGCGGCTTCTGGGAATCCAAGGACGGCACCACCAAGACGGCGACCGAGGGCTGGCTCCAGCAGTCCATGATCGTCTTCGCCTTCAACATCAACACCAGCGCCGCCCTGGCGTAAGGAGGGGAACATGCCCAGCTACTCCGACGAAACCCAGATCAACATCCTCGAGATCTCCGACAAGACCACCCTGACCCTCCTGAAGGACGGGTCGGGGAACCTCCTGCGGAACGTCATGGAGGCGTACACGTTCAAGGATCTCACCGGCGGCGTTCCCGACGGGATCATGATCAAGATCGCCTTGGCAGGCGCACCGACCTCCGGATCCGGAACCAAGTTCGCTGCCTACCTCCCGGGGTCCAAGGCGGTGGCCATGAGCACCGGCCACTGGTACACCAAGACCTCGGAAGTCGGTGCCACCGACGTCTGGGTCCGGGACGCCTGATCCAAGCGAGACAGTTCGCTGCGAAACCCTCGGGCACAACCCGGGGGTTTCGTTTATCTTTCCAAACGAGGAGGAGCTCATGAAATTCACTCGCACCGAAGAATTCCGCCCCCAGACCGTGTGCTGGGACGACAAGGAGAAGAAGGGACTGGAACTCGAGCTGAAGGGCTTGCCCGGCGCATGGTTCGTCGAGACGGACAACGTGTACGTCGGCGCCGATCTGGTCGTGAACCGCGGCTGGAGCCTCGAGGAGCCCGAAGTCGTGGCTTTCCCCGTGATCCGCAACGACCACGGCCTCTACCATCCAGGCCAGTTCGTCGCGCGCAAGGGCAAGGGGCTCGACCAGTTCAACCCCGTGAAGAAGGCGCTGCTCCCCCACGAGGAGCACCTGTACCGCGAGGGCGAGGAAGAGGTGGACGAGGAGGTCTCCACCGAGTCCACCGAGCCCACCGAGCCCACCGAGCCCACCGAGCCCACCGAGCCCACCGGAGATCTTTCTCCTGACGCCCCAGCCGAGCGGATCGTCGAAGAGCTGGTCGTCTCCGCGAACAAGGCCAATGGCAAGAAGAGAAGCGGGAAGGGAGCGGCCTGATGGTCAGGACGCCCCTGCTCAACATCCTGGGGCGTCGCCTCCCGGCAGTTCTTGTCGGGCGGTATCGCGGCGCGGACTACGCATTCTGGATTGACGCATTCAACACGCTTCTCGGCGAGCTCGAGATGCTGAATGGTGGCCCCGGGATGATGGATCGCGTCATTCTGCGGTACGAAGATCTCGCCGTGTTCAACCCGATGCCAGTCGGCCTATCCAAGGTCGAGAGCGCGTGGCAGAGTACCGGCGAAGATGTCAAGATCTGGCCATCGAGCACCGGATTCGAGATTGACGGAAGCGTGACGCTTCCCGCTACGTCGGAACTTGTCGCTGGCGGGTTCGTCGTGCGCCTGCGCAACGAAGCAAACCGCACTTGGTTCGACCACGCATTCGAAAACGTCTTCCAGGCTGGCGACGGATGCGAGATCTCGCGCGGCAATCCGGCGGAGAAGATCTCCTCGTGGACGATCGCGAAGGTCGGCATGAACACCGACCCTGCGGCCTACAGCATCGCCGTCCCGGGCGAGCAGGGAGAGTACCCTGGAATCCAGGCTGACGACATCTTCAATGTCTACCGGACATATCTTGTCGTCGAGGGGACGAAGCGGCTCATGCGCGCAACCAGCGTGAACTCGCTGTCTCCGCTTGGGCCGCAGTGGGACGACCTCTTCGCCACCGGACTGCGCGCCCGCGGCGAAGTGCAGACCGACCAGAACTCGCGTGACGCCGACCTCTGGGAGCGCAAGTGGCAGCAGGCCAAGGCGGCGTTCGCTGCCGATGGAGCGCACTACAACTCGCGCCAGCTACGCCCTGCGATGCCCAGGATGTCCATGCCCAGGAGGTTCTGATGGCGGAGGTAGACCGGCTTTCCGAGATCGGCTTCCAGCATGGTGAGAACTCCCGCGATTCTCCTACGGAGCTGAAGAACGGCGAGTGGTCGCTGCTCGTCAACATCGAGCCAGGCGAGGAGCATGCCGCCCTGCGTGGCGGTACGCATCTCCTCCGGACTCTCGAGATCGACGACATCGACTGGGTCTACCCGTTCCGGTCCACCTCCAAGAAGAAGCTGTTCATCGGGAAGTCCCGTGAGCGCCTGGTCCAGTTCGACACCAACGGCGTGATCTCCGTGCTGAAGGAGGACGCGTTCCCTGTCGAGACGGCCCAGCCGTGCGCAGAGCGCATCGGTGACACGGTGATTGTGACCAGCGACTACGGGTCTGGTGCCAGCGCCTACGCCATCACCATGGCCCCCGGTGGCACTTCCCTCAACATCCGTGAAGCGAACATCAAGCGTCCCGAGGCCGGCGTTGCGGTATCGATCGAGCCGCTGAGTGGGCGTCGGTGGGACAGCTACGATCTGCTGCAGTTCCCGCGCCAGAGCTGCCGCATGGCAGCCGTCACGTTCATCAACAGGCGCGACGAGTTCTCGCGTGACAAAGCGGACACGCCGAAGACCACCGGAGTCTGGGGCGACGCCTTGGCCGAGAGCTGGGAGGACAACAGGCAGCGCGCATTCTTCGTGGGCCTCCCGAACATCAAAACCGGCGGAGAGCCCATATACACGCCGATCTTCGACAAAAACGGCGTGCAGACCTCGCTCCAACAGACCGGAACAACTCCGGTCGTCACGAGCACTACGACCACGCAAGGAGTCACGGTGCGCGTCACCGGAGCCATGCCCAGCGGGTGCTCGCATGTGCGCATCTGGCTGACCCAGTCCACGGACTGGTTCAACGCGAGCGACGAGGGTGGCGCCCTGGCCGTGGCCAGCGGCTCCGGCCTTCGGTTCTTCAAGGACGTGGCAGTCGGTGACTTCGTGAACGGGGAGGTGACGGTCCCGATCGACGTCACCGAAGGCGAGCTGGCCGGGCAGAACAACATGTCCGACACCGCGGGAGCCAACGAGATCCCGCCGGCCCGCCAGCTCAAGTACCACAACGGGCGCCTTTGGGCCACCGGAGCCAGGTTCGGCGACTCCCCTGGTCGCTCCTACTACTCGAACAGGATCAACGGCTTGCCATCCCGCAGCCTGTCCATGTTCAATCTCACATACCAGTTCACGGACACGTCGGTCGATGACACCGAGGTGACGATGGGCATGGCATCCAGTCGCGGCAACCTGTTCTTCATCAACGAGAACGACGTCTGGATCCTGCGCGACGGCGAGCCGTCTGCGGCCAACCCGCCGAGCCTGATCGCCCAGGGCCTGGGGACCACCTTCCCGGGCACGATCACGGAGAACCGCCAGCAGGCCTTCTACCTGTCGAACGCCGGGCCCGTGGCCATCTCCGGAGAGACCGTCGAGCTGCTGTGGGAGGAGTTCAAGGTCGGCGACGTCTGGCCCAAGGGCTACAACGGCGTCGGCTACTTCTTCACCCTCACGCGCAAGGAGCGCTTGAAGGTCCGGTCGTTCTGGTACAAGGACATCTGGTACATCACCGACGGGAAGGTCACAGTAGGCCTCCGGTCGATCCCGGGAGGAGGCGGCGGCGGGTTCCACCTGGAGCTCGCCCAGGGTGCAGGCATCGAGGTCCGGAACTTCTGCAAGTTCACCGAGGACGAGGCCTACATCCTCTCTGGAGCCAAGCTCTGCGAGTGGATGGGGACCAAGTACGTTCGCGACGGAAGCGGCTTCTACTACACCGCCCAAGGCAAGACGCGCGGCATGCGCATTGACGGGCGCCGCCGGTACAAGATGGCCGAGGCCTACGACATCCTGGCTCTGGCCAGGTGGCAGGATGTCGGGCAACTCCTCCTCACTCTGGAAGGCCAGTTCGGCCGCGTGGGCATGCTGTTCGAGTACATCCAGCGCCAGATCACGGATCCGCTCCAGAACACGGACGTCTCTAACGCATGGCGTGAGATCGTGCAGCAGGCCGTTCCCGCAGACCATCTTTCCTCCTGGTTTGTGGCCGGATTCCAGAAGGTGATCCGCGGAGACTTCGATATCGCGGGCCTGCAGGTGGGGATCCTCCCCCGCGAGGGCGCGGAATTCGAGTACGTCTCGGTGTCCGGAGCTGAAACACTGCCCACGCCGGACCAGGAACTCGCTATCTTTGACGATAGATTCAACGAGGGCTATGATGGTTGAGCCAGTCACCAAACAGTTTGCGGACAAGGTCACCGGAACCCCCATCGTCGGGGGCGACTTCCAACTCCGCGACATCTTGGGGATCGCTCCTTCCGTAGCGATGACCGAATGCACCGACCCCCTCTACCCGGGACGGTACACCGCAGACGAGGATCTGCGCCCTGGCATCTGGGCTGTTCAGCGCCGCACCACGGGCGACTACGAGGATACGGGAGAGTACGTCACCGTTGGCCCAGGCTGGACCTTCGCCGGCGAGATCTCCGAGGGTTCCGATGTTGTTCCGGTGGAGCTGATCCTTGGATCCGTGGTCAATGCCACGGCATTCGTTCCGCTCCTCACAGGCGGGGCGCCCACGTCCGCGCCGACGATCGCGCACCTGCAGGCAGCCGTGAACTACGCGGCCGATGCTGGCATCAAGCGCGTGTACGTCGGTTCGTACAAGGGCATCAACGACTGGCAGGGAGCAAGCGCCCTGGACCTCACGGCTCCGGCTCTGGCAGGGATCATCCTGGATCTGGGCGGCGCGCGCTTGAAGCGCACGACCTCCGGAGGCCCAGTCATCAACATGCTGTGGGGATTCATCTGCAACGGCACCATCGAGGGTACAGGGAATGATCCCGTGCCCGAGATCACTGCGAACAACGATGGATGGACTCCGGTCTGCTGCTACCACGTCAATTTCACGCGCGAGCCCTCTCCTTCCGACACGAGCGCAACCGTCCAGGCCTCCACTGGGGGCTTGTGCGCAGCGCGGTTCCTGCAGTGCATTGGTCACTCCTTATACAAGGAGGCTACTGGTACCGGTCTTTCCTCGACGAGACTCCAAACTTCCGATACCCTGTGCAAGGAAGTCAGCACAGCAGGTGGATTCGAATCGTTCGCTCCTCCGGAGCAAGGAAACTATCAGGGGTCTACCCCAGCCAACTTCTTCGCCGAAGGTCTCTCGAGCGACATGGGAGCGCTCGATAATGTAACGGCGCCATTTGCCGACGCCATCAATATGGCGCGAGCACTGAAGCGTTTGTGGTTTGTCCAGAATCCGAAGCTCGAACGTGTGTATCCGGTGGCCAACCTCTCCGACAAGATCGTCGTTCTAGGCCCCGGAACCACTACCATGACGCCGACTGCAGTATTCGCCGCATACGTCGGTCTCGGGTCCGAGGATACGAAGGAGGGCGCCTGCTGCCACAAGGATGGTGAGGAGATCACGGACACGGAGAACGGGATCTCGTCAGCCAGGTCATTCCGGCTGCAGTCGGGGCTCATCGTCAAGAAGGAGTACCAGAGCGGTGATACGAAGTACGAGAAGATCAGCCTCTCGGCCCACCTGTTCTTCTTGCCGTCGACGATCCTCTCGATCACCTCTTCCTATGCGCGCTACCCGCATGGCATCGCGTGGTTGCCAAAGCTCTTCAAGATCAACACTGCGACCATCGCCAACTTCCTGCAAGATCTCGACGGGACCACGATGACGTTTCCCGAAAACGTCATCGATGTGAAGATTCACATCACGCAGGGCAGTGAATGGCTCGACTACACCGAGAACGCGATCTTCGCTGGCAATGCATCGATGCAGGGGAGCATCATCTACATCGATCCTGGCCCCGTCGGGATCCCGATGCACGACTATTCTCCGGCCTACCTGCGCCGGCTTTCTGGGTCTTCATTGGCGCTTCCGTCGAACGACGAAAGCTCGTTCATCGGCGTGAAGATTGATCTGAGCTTCATCAACGAGGCGCGAACCGACCTCCCGAGGGTCTTCTGATGGCGATGACCTACAATCTCAAGCCCACGCGGCGCTCCGCTCTCGGCGACATCGCGACCTCGGCGCTCGAGGAGCGCATGACCGGATCTCCCAGCGCCGGAATGAGGGCCAAGTTCCGCGAGATGGACGAGGCCACCGGACGCGCCAACGCCGACATGCTCGCGACTACCAGGACGAACATGCCAGGCCTTGGATCCCTTGGTCAGGGCGCAGCCATTCGTGGGTACCAGACGGCCCAGAACGAGGCTGCCCAGCAGGTCGCAGCCAACAAGCTGAAGCAGGCCCAGATGGCCGGAACCGAGCAGGAGAGCGCTCTTGACCGGAGCCTCGCCGTCGGCACCGCTGAGGATGCCTCGCGCGAGCGCGCCCTCGATCGCCTGGTCTCCAACGCCAAGGACATCGGTGACTCGACCACGGCCGGCGCTCTCCAGGGCGTGTTCGCGGAGCGTGGCGGCATCGGGTACACGCCCGAGGCCATGGCTCGCATGAAAGAGGATGCTCGTCTCTCCGCTTCCGACGAATCCGCTCTCCGGAACTCGCTCGACGAGAACGAGCGCATCCGTCGCCGTTCGTCTCGTCCCAGCCGTGGATCGAATATCCTCTCCGCCATGGCCGGCGGGGCTGCTGCAGGCTCGCCATACGGGCCCGGGGGCGCGGCTATCGGCGCCGGCCTTGGTGCTGGCGCCTCCCTTCTCACCTCCATCTTCTGAGGCGATCATGGCCTATTTCGGAATGCCATCCATGCCTGGCGAGATCGAAATCGCAGGCTACAAGAGCGCTCCGCCCCTGCGCTCCTCTCTGCAGTTCCTCTCTGGGGAAGGCGGGGAGGCAATCACCAAGCGCCTCAAAGGGCTCATGCCCAAGAAGAACTTCAACCCATGGAGCTGGGGAGAGGACCAGATCGCCAGCGAGAACCTTGGATCTGCCATCAAAGGCGGCACGTCTGCTCTGGCTGGCATCCTTGGGCAGAACGAGGCCGACAAGCAGGCGGAGTACCAGGCAGCGATGAACGAGGACCAGCTTGCCCGCGACGCCTACAACGCCCGTAGGAAGGCATCGTTCCAGTCGCGCGCCCTCGGAAGTCTGGCGGCCATCTGATGCCGTACGGATGGCTCACCGGACTCGGGCAGGGCGTGCAGAGCGACATGCGCGCTGTGCAGCCCATGAAGAACCTGCGCATGAACCGCGCGATCCTGGCCGAAGAGGATCGGATCGCGCGCGAGAACGCTGCGCGCCGCATGGCTGAACTGGAAGCTCCCCCGCAGTCCAGCATGCCCATGCTGACCCAGCAGGAGGATCTGGCTCCGGTGGCCATGCCCGAGGCGCCCAAGGCGATGCCGTACATCATGGGCCGCGGAGGACAGGCAGAAGCCAATGCCGCATGGAACAGCCTTGCATTCCAGCAGCAGAAGGAGATTGAGGCCCTCCGCGCGCGTGCCGAGGCGAACGAGGACATCACGGACGAGTTCAACAAGATGGCAGCTCGTCACCAGAGAGAGCGCGCGCAGGCAACGCAGCAGTACGGCGATGCAGCCCCGGAGACCAAGGCTGGGATTCAGGAGCTCCTCGGGACGTTCGGCCAGGACAAGACCGGGAAGATCAAGATCTCGACCAAGCGCGAATACGCCACGCCGCTGACCGCTCCGACCCAGGGATTCATCGCCGGAAGCCTGGCGCAGGATCCGGCCGCCGGATACCGTGGTCAGATGATCCTGCTCGACGAGATGAACAGCGCCCGCTCCCGCGCCCTTCCGCGCCTTCAGGGGACAGAAGGTCTCGACGAGTACGGCGAGCAGATCAAGACCACGAGCAGCGGCTTGAGCCAGATGATCACACAGGCTGGGCTCGACAACCGGGCCAACCTGACGGCATCGACGGCGATCGAGAAGGAGCGCATGCGCGGGCAGGCTCAGGCATTTGCGATCGACGCCATGAATAAAAGGGAAGCAGCGAAGAAGGCTTTGGAGAATGCCAAGCTGGACCTGGAGAGAGACAAGTACTCCGAGCGCTGGGCGAACAACTTCGCCAAGCTCATCGCGAACGATCTCCAGATTGCTCAGAAGGAGATGGCTGCCGAGATCGCAAGCCTGCGCAGCCAGGGAGCTCTGATGATCGACGCGACCACCGGACGCATCGACGAGAACCAGTCGCTGTACCGCCAGGTCATGTCCAAGTACCAGAACCGCCAGCTCCGCGCCCAGCAGATGCAGGCTCTCGCCTACTCAGCCAATCCGGAAGATCACGCCAAGGCCGTGAACATGCTGGGCGAGAACTACGCCTCAGGCGTCATCGACTTCTCCTCGTCCAACGTGATGTCGGAGCCGACCAACGTCCTTGGCTTCACGTTCGGGCAGCCCAACGTCCTGCATGCTGGAGCTGTCGCGCCTGCTCCGGCGGCTCCGAGCGTTACCGTGCAGGCGGCGAACCTGAGCACGCAGGGCGGAAGCGCGAAGTCCTCTTCGAGGCGCGCGAAGAAAGCGGCTCCAGCAAAGCGCGACATCGGGCTGTAATCCGTCGCCCTCGTTGGTAGCTTTGGTGCATCAGGGGGCTTCATGGAAAATCTCGAAACGCTACGCAAGAAGCTGGATGACGGCGGGATCCAAGTCCCGGACTCGGCTACGTTTGCCAACAAGTACTCGTCCCCGGAAGGGCTCGAAACGCTACGCAAGAAGCTGGACGCCGGCGGCATCAAGGTTCCGACGGCCGAGGAGTTTCGCTCCAAGTACCTGCCTGCGCCGGCCGCTCCTGCCGCCCCTCCACCGGAACCTGAGCCCGCCCAGGAAGATCCCAAGGCCCAAGCCGAGTATGGCCGCCGCGCCCGCTCCCAGTACGACGACGAGCGCCAGCGCTTCGTGGCCATCAGGAGCGACCTCCTCGCCAAGCTGAAGAAGGACAACCCACGCTTCACCGGAAGCCAGATGCAGCTCGTGGAGATCGCTTCCCGTGGCGCCAAGCGCAAGATGGGAATCCCCGAGACCACCAGCTTCGACAACATCCACGACTGGGTCCGCACCAAGGCGGGCGGGCAGGAGCGCACCGGAATCATGGGCGCGCTCGAGACCGCCGGAACCGCGCTCATGGAAGGCCCGATCGGGAAGAATGTCCTCACCCCCCTAGCCACCACGCTGTTCGGCAAGGAAGGGGTGACCGAGGAATCCAGGACCGGACGCGAGCTCATGCAGATCGAGGATGCCGCCAAGGTCAAGCAGGATATGGACGCCTTCAAGCAAGACGTCGGCTCTCGCATCGCATCGAACCAGCCTGTCGCCCCCGAGGAGAAGGCCAGGTACGACGAGCTGAAGAAGCTGGAGACCACGGTCGGCAAGATCCAGGCGGCGGGGAAGTCCATCCCGGCCCTGATCCAGCAGATCAAGGACAACCCTGGCGATTCCATGCGCGAGCTTGGCTTCGCCCTGCTGGACCCCCGCGAGATCGCGATCGTCCTGGCCACGGCTCCGGCGGCTGCCGCTGTCGGCGGCTTCCTCGAGGGCGGATCGATGCTGGGGCAACGCGCCTACCAGGCCACGAGGGCGTCCAGGAGGCTTCGCCGCGGCGTGACCGAGGGAGCCAGGTTCGCGGGTGAGGCTGGCGTCCAGGGCTCCCTGTCCGAGGCCGCGCGCTCCGGCGAGAACACGCCCGAAGGATTCGCGGGCAACCTGGCCACGGGCGCCGCGATGGCCGGGGCTGGCCGGGCGCTGGCCCGGGGAACGCGCGCAGGGCAGGCAATCTCCCGCCGGTTCCGCGGGCGCGCGCTTCCGGAGCTGGAGACGCACGTTGCGCCGGAGGCTGTGCCCTTGGATGTCCCGCCGGAAGTCGTTCCTGATGCTGTTGCACCGGAGCCCCCGATGCACACCGACGCCATCATATACGAGCGCGAGAAGCTCGACCTGCAGATCCAGGAGAAGGCCAAGCAGATCGCCGAGATCGAATCCACCCGCCGGAAGTCCGGTCTCGACCAGGCGCGCCAGGAGCTGATGGACCTGCACGCCCGCTCCGGTGAACTTGCCGACGAGCTGGCCCGCCGCGGGCAACCAGCCGAGCAGCCCCTCCCCTTCGAGCCACCGCCCGCAGCCGAGCCGCCCCTGCCCGACGCGGCACCAGTCGCCCCGGAAGTCGCGCCCGTCATCGACGCGGCGCCCATTCCCGACGCGGCGCCCATTCCCGATGCGCCCGTCGCGCAGGCCGTGGATCCCACCACCCCAGAGCCGCCCCCTTCTGTCGCGCGCCGACGTGCCGCCAAGAAGAAGACGGAATCTGTCGACCCGAAGGCCGCCAAGAAGCAGCGCGCTGACGTCGAGAAGGAGGCCAAGGCGTTCGCCAAGGCAGGAGACATCGAGACTGCGAAGCAGATGATCGACGACGCTGCACCGGCATACGAAGCGACAAATCCCGACATGGCGCAGCAGGTGATGGACCGCGTGAAGTCCGAGATGGACGCGCAGGCGCCCAAGCCAGAGATCCCCAAGATCGAGCGGGCATCGTCGATCGAGGAGGCCAACGCCAACGCTGCCCAGGGCCTGGAGAAGATCGCCCAGGCTGCCACCGAGGAAGAGGTGATCGCGATCGCCAACGCCTACGAGCAGCCGTTCAAGGACGCGGGCAAGCCCAGGCTGGCCAAGAAGGCCGTGGAGAAGTCAATTCAGCGGATCCGCCAGACGCCCGCGGAGGTGCCCGTCGCGCCCGCGGACGCCGCTCCCGCTCCCGCACCGGAGCCTGTGCGCCGCGCCATCCGGGTGGGCAACAAGGTCCAGGAGCTTCCGTCCCCGGCCGATGCCGCGGCGCGCCCCGCGAACTCCGCCAGCGACGTCCTGCTGACGTTCGCGGATCCGGACCAGATGGCCCGGGGCAAGATGACCCTGTCGCGTGCTGTCCGCGATGGCATCGCCGCGAACGTGACCAACACCGGAACCGCCAAGCGCGTCATCAACATGCTCGACCAACTCGTTCGATCGTTCAGCGGAGAAGGCCTCGAACGAGGCGCGATGAGTCGAATGGACTACGTCGACATGATGGCCAAGCGCGAAGACATTCTCGACGCCGGAGATGCGAACACTCTCCAAAAGTTCGACTCCGAGAACCTGCTCGACCAGCTCGACCACGAGACCGGCGTCCCCCTCCTCCAGGAGGCCATGGCCAAGGGCCAGTTGAGCCCGGTGGAATGGGGCGTGATCGACGCGGCGATGAACATCCTTTCGAAGGATGTACCGGATCCTATCCCCACCTATCCACAGCTTGAGAACATGGCCCAGGCCATTCTCCCGCTGGTCGCTGCCATCAACGGCATCCCCATGGAAGGCGGCAGCATGGCGGCAGTCGCCCTTGGTGGGACCAGGGCTCTGTCGGCCCTCGCCGATGGGATGCGCGAGCACGTCGACGTCCTGATCGGAGACCTCGAGCGCGTGAGCGCGCGCGCCAAGGCATCGGGGAAGCCCGCCGTCTACGAGGCCGCCCGCTTCATCGAAGACTCGCTGCGATCCATGGTCTCCGAGGCCTCGCGACAGGAGGGGGAGTACTTCACCGCGCTGAAGTCCGTCCGGAACAAGATCCCCGACTCCGTCTGGCTCAAGGAGATGCCGGGCATCGTCGACATCATGTCGGGGAAGAGCGACGGCGCCAAGAACGACCCGCGGATCGTCGAGTACGCGAAGGCATTCCGCCGGATCCTGGACTTGCTGCGCGCGGAGTACCAGGACGTGTCCGGCCGCATCGGCATGGACAACTACGTCCCCCGCATTCTCGACAACAACAAGGTCTCCCGAGTCGTCGATTCCATCCGCGCCAGCCTGGACGCCCGTACCAACGCCAAGGGCGAGCGCGTCAGCCTGGAGGACTTCGAGAAGCCCACGACCAGCGAGAACGCGGCCGAAGCTGCGGCGCCCTTCGAAGGGACTGCCGAAGCGGTGATCGCGAGCATGGTCGAGGACATGAAGAAGGCGTTCAAAGTGGGCAAGGACGGGCGGATCGAGGCGAACCTCGGGCCCGATAGCCAAGTGCCCGGCGCCCTGCTCATCCGCCCCGAGGACGGGAAAGGGGGCTTCCTTCCCCCACATCTTCCGGAGATCTTCCTCCCTGCAGGCGAGCGCCTTGACATCATCCCGAACCCAAAGTCCAGAAACCCGGGGATGCCGGATGCAGATGTTGTCGTATCGGAGTCTGATGGCGTCGTGCTGAACAAGAGCAAGGCCTGGACCCAGGAGGAGCTGGACGCGCAACTCCGGCGCGAGGCTGTTCGACTGCTCATCGAATCGTTCGATCCCGGCGACGGAATGGAGCTGACCTCCGGCCGGCGCTCGCCCAGGGCTGCCAAGGCCAGGCGCTGGCAGCTCGACGGATCGCTGGTACACCGCCGGATGATGCCAGACATGGGTGCAGGCATGTATCTGGACAACGTCGAGGATATGGCAGCCCACATCATCAACCGGCAGACGCGCGGCATCAAGCGCCTGAAGTACTTCGGGAACCGCAAGGATGGCGGCGTCCAGCACAAGATCAAGCTGGAGCAGGCCATGCGCACGCTCGCCCAGGAGATCCCGCCTGAAGAGCTGGGGCTCACGCGCGAAGGCAACACAGCCCGCCTGAAGGCCAGCGACGAGCCCGGCTACAAGGGCTCCCTGCTGAACTCGATCGAGGACGCGGCGATGGGATACCTTCGCCCGTTCTCCGAGATGAACGGATTCTGGCGGGCGGAACGGGCGGCCAGCAGGTTCGCGCGCATGCTCGTCATGACCACCGGAACCCTGAACGCAGCTCGCAACGAGGCCCAGTCCCTGGGGCAGGCGGTCGCCACTGGTGGAGCTCGCGGCGGCCGGCGGTACGCTGCGGCGCGCGCCATGGTAGCAAGACAGACGGCGCCCGAGCTGGCGCTGGCAAACCTCGGGCAGGTCGGCGCCGGGCTGGCGACCACGATGAACCGCGCGCGCCTTCCTGGCGCTGGAGTGGTGGGCGAGATCGCGGCTAAGCTGCGCAACACGCCGATGACCGATTACTTCATGTCGCGTGGAGCCGGGGATGCGTCTGGCAGGATGGGGCGTAGTCCGTTCGAGCGCTTCATCATCGCGTTCGAGAACACGATCGGCGCGTTCGGCCCGTCCAATGCAGCGACCGACATCGCGGCCACGGCTTCCGGGTTCGACCTGGCGCTGGACGCCCTTCAGGACATCAAGCGCGCCGGCCGGAGCCGGGTCACGCAGTTTGTCCGCAGGAAGATGGGGGACTCCCCCGAGGGAGAATGGGGCGAGCTTCTGCGCCGCACCGTGTCCGACGAGCGCGTGACCGAGGCGCTGAACCTGGTAGACGACAACGGAGCGCCGATCTCGCGCGCTGCGATGGACCGGCTGTACGAGACGCTGGCCCCCTTCGTCGACGACTGGCGCTCCAAGATCACCGGATCCAGCGAAGCTCTCTTCCAGAGCAAGGCTCTTCGGAGCCGGTGGATCAAGGGCACTGCTGGCCAGATGGCTTCCGTGCCCATCGCGATCGCCGCGCGCATGGCCGCCGACGTTTCTCGCGAACCAACAATCCCCCGAAAGGTGCGGCGTGTTGGGCGCCAGGCGGCGGGCGTGCTGTCGGCCGGCGCAGGCATGACGGCGATTGCCGCCAACCCGATTCAGTCGGCGCTCACGGCCGCCGCGCTGAACGGAGCCATGACACCGTTCATCCTGGGCGCGATGATCATGAACTCCGCGGGAACCGGCGGCGAGGAGTTCAAGCGCGACTCCGAGAAGCGCGCCGAGCTGGAGCTTGGCATGCTGGTGAACTCGCTCAGTTCGGCCGACGCCGTGGGCATGCTCGGTGCTGCCGGTCGGTTGGCCCGCACCGGAGCCCCCTACATGTGGCAGGGCACCCAGTCGCTGGCCGACGACGCCTTCGGGGTGGACGAGAACATCCTCCGTTCCGCCGGCATCAGCCGTATGCCCACCGGAAACGATGTCGCTTCCCTCACCTTCCCCTCCGTGATGATCCCGTACAACGCCGTGACCACGGCCAGCAGGCGCGCCAAGGCCAAGGAGAAGCTGGGAGAGAAGTCCATGGCGGCGCTCTCCGGACTCTTCCCCGCAGCAGTCGGCGTCTTCAACGCTGGCAAGTACGAGGCCGCCGCCAGGGGGCAGGAGAACAAGATGCTCAACAAGATCGAAGGCATCCCCGACAGGGCCGGAGCCATGTCCAGCCCGATGTTCGGAGACGCGCTGCGCATGGGCATCCAGACGAAGATCGATCGGATCAACGAGGGGCGATGAGCTGGCGCCACGGGATGAGCTTCTCGCCCATCCCGTCGTCGACCAGCAGCACCCCGTCGCTCCAGATCCCGAGCATCACCCAGGCGAACCCGTTCCCCCGGTCCACCGGAGCCAGAGGGAACGGCCTGCAATCGCGAGTCTTCGCCGCATCGCACGCCTTCTTCCAGTCGCCTCCGAACTCCTTGTCGCACCACTGCTGGGCGACTTGGGGCGGTGTCACGGGGCAATGATCTCCAGGGACTTCCCCCACCTGTCCACTGCTTCTGAAGGGCCGCGCAAGCGAGCGTAGCATTCATCCATACGGTCCCTGTCTCCGAATCCAGAGCAGACGATGCAATCCAGATCGCCTCCGCGAAACGCGCACGGATCTTCATCCCACGAGCGAAACTGGATCAGTGCAGAAGGGTTAAAGTCCGCAGCAAGAGAGTCGGCGTAGTACGCGGCGGCCTCCCTCGAAGCATGGGTGACGCAACGAATTCGAAGATCAACTCCCTGCGCCCTGGCGTTCGCCAGGTAGTAGACACACCGCTTCACGGTCAGCCTGTCTGCGGCGAAGTAGCGTTGGTGTTTCATCATTTCCCCCTATGCGGCTTGAGGCGGGATGACCAGGCGGCACCCCTCGATGATCTCTTCTACCTGCGCCTCCGACTTTCCGAGGAGCAGATTGTACGCAGCCATCTTGTCCCTTCTCCTGATCGCATCCCAGAACGCGACGACATCGTCGAGCGTGTTCAGCTTGAAGAATTCGGGCCCGACTGGAGGATCATCCATCCTCACGAGTAATGCGAGGATGGAATCATTCAAGAGGCATCCTGCGTTCCATTTGCGGATCTGTTCTACGATGCTGGATGGGTCAGGAAGGGAGATGATTCCTCGATTCATGCTTTCCCCCTGTCGATCTGCGCGATCGCTTCGTTGATCCGGTCGGCCACTCCCGCCAGCTCGTTGGCGCGCTCCCTGCCCACCGGAGTCAGTCGCGCGTGGCACTCCTCGGTCAGCATTCCCTTCCTCCGGAGCTTGTCGACCAGGTGGTGGACCCCGCTCTTCGAGATCCCCATCTCCTGGGCCAGCTCCGACCGCGATCTCCATCCATCCCGGGCGAAGATCAGCAGCAGAGCATCCTGACTTGGACTCAAGCATTTCCCCATGTCGATACCCCCAGAAGAAAGGTGAATCCGGCCGCCAGCCAGCTTCCATCGGTGATGAAGGCGGAGGTCAGGAGGCCGAAGAGCGCGACGATGGCCAGCTTCGGGAAGAAGGCGGAGCTGGACCGGTACTGCTGTGCGGTATTGATCTGCTCCCTCACGCCAGCACCTCCCTCTTCCGCTTCTCCAGCTCGCGCCAGGCGGCCAGCATGAGCATTCCGTTTCCGGTGATCACCGGCTTCTCCCGCCCGTTCAGGATGAGGAAACCCTTGGTCGCCGCCTTGTTCAGGTGGAACTGCACCGTGCTGGCCGACAGATCGAGATCCTGGGCCAGCCGCTTGCGCGTGAACACCCCATCCTGGAGCGCCGTCTCGAGGGCGTCAAGCGCCCGCAGGACGTGATCCTGACTTTGCCATTGCTGCTGCATGCTTCTCCTCCCAGTTCTTGTACTGCCCCACGAGAGGCAGGTAATCGGATTCCTGCTGCAGCTCCTCGAGCTTCAGCGCGTCTTCACCAGTCTTCTCCCGGTGGATCTGGTTCACCTTCTGCAGCATGTCCATCACCATGACGTGCTGGAGGATGATGAGCGGGATCCGGGTCTGGCGACTGATCGCCCCCATGATCCGCAGATCCTGGTGGAACCACCGGGACCGCGGCGCGACCCGGGTCATGGGACGGTGGATCCCGTAGGGGATCAGGTCTTCCGGCTTCATGGGCCCGTTGCGCGGCGACTTGTAGGGGCGGCGGCGCCCGTCGGGCAGGAACTCGCTCTTCTCCTGGTCAGACATGGAGATCCGCCTTTCCTTCCTGCAGCTCGCGCAGCTTGCTCACGGCCTTGTTGGCGCCGTCTACCAGGATGGCCACGTTCTCGGCCTGCTCCGAGAGGAACGGCCCGATGGCGGCCAGCATGGCGGGCGCCGCGGCGGCGCTGGTGTCGGCGATCGAGAACAGCTTGTTGCTCTTGGTGACGAAGAAGCAGGCGGACGCCTGGACTTCCTCTCCGTAGATGTGGGCGATGGCTTCGTTGAGGCGCTTCGCTTGGTCGTTGGTCTGCTGAGTCATGGGATCTTCTCCACGGTGGCGATGGCGATCGCCTGTTTCTTGGTGACGACAATTCCCGACATGGTAGCCGAGAGGGATTCTCCGGGGCCGAATCCGGCGACCGGCCAGTGCAGAAGGTAGGCCACATCGCAGAGCACGACGGACAGCAGGGAGAGCCCGCCGTCCTGCCGGTGCCCGTCGAGCGCCTCGATCTGGTGCGGTTTCAGAGCGGACCACGGGATCGACGCCTTCGACGTGGTCTTGGTCTCGACGAGGACCGACTTGCCGGTGCCGCGGACCATTGCCCGGAAATCACCGGACACCTTCTCCTGCGGAACCGCATCGACGATCTGGCCGTTGCTGTTGCGGATGATCTTGAACGGGGTATGGACCCGCTCGATCCGGACGAAGCCGGCGCGCTGCAGGGCGTAACGGGTGAGATCCTCGCCCCCTTCCCCGATGTCGCGCGATGACTTCCCGGCCATGGCCTTCTTGGTGTAGGTGCGGCGGCGGTTCACTTGACCTCCACGCAGACGGCGGAGTGGTACCCGATACGGGCATTCGCCTTCGCCCAGGCGGAAGCTGCGCGAGCACACGCCGCGGGGGTTGTGAACCCGGAGATCGTCGCGCCACCGCCGTGGTGCAACATCACGATGAGCGTCCATGTTGCGATCATGCCGTCACCGCCTGCTTCTTGCCGCGCTGGGCGCGCAGCATGTACTTGGCCTCGTCGACCAGACCGGCCAGCGCCTCAAGCATCTGCGCCCGGCGGATGGAGGGCTGGTAGACCGGAACCGAGAGCGAGATCTTCCTGTCGCCGCACGATATGTCGAGCTTCGGCGGCGTCATCTTCAAGGCTTCCTTGCTCACTTGGACTCCTCCTTCTTGCAGAACCTGAACCTGATGAAGTGGACCACGTCCCCTGGCATCAGGGAAAGAGGGAGGGATCCGAGGACCGGATCCACTCCCGTGATGGAACATGGCTTCGCCACCACAGCCCGATGCCAGAGCGTGCCATCCTCGGCGACGTCCACACCGGACTCGGTGAGCACGCCATTTCGAATGGCAAGCTCGGCTCTCGAGCTGAAGAGATACTTCATCCCACCTCCTCGAGGACCAGAGCCTTCAGCTCGCCGGAGCCCACGGTCTCGATGAACGTCTGGAACCCGTACTCGCCGAGCAGGGCCAGCACCTTCGCCCGGTTGTCGTCGTCCAGGTTCTGCCCGTTGGGGATCCGTGCCACCTTCAGATTGGGGTTCTGGGCCACGGCGATGGCGATGCCCACCCGCATGATGGCGCTGGTGGACTGGTTCTTCTCGTCGAACGGGAAGCCCTCGAACGTCACGCCGACGTCGGAGAACTCGAGCCCCTCGACCGGGAACTTGGCTTCCTTCAGCCGCTTGATGCGCTCCTGCTCGATGGCCTGGAGATCCTGGTCGCAGGCGCTGACCGTGACCTCGGCGGCCTGTTTCTCGGCCTTGAGCTTGGACTTGCGGGCCCAGCGCTCGGCGTTGACGTTGGTCTCGGACGACTTGGCGATGGCCTCGGTGGGATCGGGCAACTTCTCGAACGAGGCTTCCGCTTCGTCCAGCGCCATGGTGCCGTCGGCCAGGCGCTCGGACAGACCCTCGTGCCGCTGCTTGGACTCGGCCAGCAGCTTGGTGAGTCGGTCGATCTCGGCGCGCAGGCGGCCCATCTCGGCCTCCTCCGCCTCGATGCGCTGGTTGACCGTGGTCAGCCCGGCGCTGATCTCCTGGATGCGGGAGGAGGCCTTGCGGCGCTCGTCCTGCTGGGCCAGCAGCTCGGCCATGTCCACCGGAGCCGTTTCCTGCACGTCCACCAGCTCGGTAAGCTCCTTGGTCGCCCGGACCAGGGTGGCGTTGGCTCCGCCCTTCTTGTCCAGGATCTCCCGCTTCTTGGTGTCCAGGTCGGAGAAGTCCAGTCCGAGCAGGTCCATCAGGATCTTCTTCTGGTCGGCGGGCTGCTTGCGGATAAACTCGAACGGGTTGAACGAAATGTCGCCGATCAGGTTCTCCAGGAATTCCGCCGGAGCCTTGACCTTCTCGCCATCCGGACCCTCGATCACGAGCTTCTTGCCGCTCTGGCCGATGGTCATGGTGACGGTGTGGCCCTCGGACAAGCCGACGATGACCTCGGCCTTCATGCATCCGGAGTGGATGGCGTTCTTGGGGATGTCCTTGCCGGTGAGGGTGCAGTAGATGGCGTCCAGGAAGCTCGACTTCCCCTGGCCGTTGCCGGCGATCAGCTCGACCGACGCCCCCTTGGGCGCGAGCGAGAACTCCTTGATGCGCTTGAAGCCGTTGATCTCGATGGTGTTGATGTGCATGTGCGATCTCCTCGAATGTGGTTCATCGAATGTACGATAGGGGGAACAAATATGCAACTACTTCATGTTTCCTCCTGCCCAGAGAAGGGCCTCTCCCCGGTTCTTGAACCCCCGTTCCGTCTTTCCGGAGAGCATCTCGACGGAGTAGTCCCTGGCCGACGGGCTCCATCCGAGGCGTCCCCACGGGTAGGTGGCCCAGTCGATGCGCTCCCCCTGGGGAGCGGGCGCTGGCTTGGGGGCCACCGGAACTGGTGGAATGGAGCGGGTGTACTTCTTGGCCATCAGTCGTCGTCCAGGTAGATGCGCTCGCCGTCGATGACGATGTAGTCGTCGCTCTTGTCGTCGCAATCGTCAGGCTCTGCCCTGTCGAAGTACTCGTCCCAGGCGGCTCCGGTGAACACGTCCTCCTCATCCATCCGCATCCTCCTTCCTGTCGCTCACCTTCGGGAGCGAATCGAGATACGCCTGCTCCTCCTCCCTGGTGATCCCAAGGCGTTCGGCGATGTCGGTGCCCCACGCCTCGAGATCCTTCTTGAACGGAACCTCGAAGGAGAAGCGGCCTTCGGGGTAGCCGGAGATGCGGGCGAACGCGCGCAGCTCTGCCAGTCCCTGCGGCGAGACGAGAAGCCGGCCGGTCGGGAGATTGACGGGATCCGTCGCGAATCCGGCGGGCCACTTCACCACCACAGTAGCCAGCTCCTTGATCTTCTCGATCGCCGCCGCCGACCGCTCCATGGGGGCGAGCTCCGCACTGATCCCGAGATACTCGCAGATCCGTTCGAGGCCGAGGTTGAAGTCCTCGTCCTCCCAATTCGCCTTGCGCTCCTCGTTGCAGGTCTCGCACAGCCGGATCCCCCAGCCATGCCCGTTGCCGTACCACCTGTCCGGGATGACCTTCATGGAGGGATGGACGCTCTCCGCCTCCTCGCGGGTGACCACCGGAACCGTGGCCCCGTCTTCTGCATTGCCTCCGCACCAGACGCAGAGATCAGGCTCTTCGTCGGCGGGGTTCGAAAACTGCAGGGGGGTCCCGTCCGGTCCACGGTCGGAACCACCTGCTCCTGGAAGGATGTTCATTGGGCATCTTCTTTCTTTGGGAAGCGGATGCGCGCAAATTCGAGCGCAGCCATGTATTCGGTGGCGTGCACGGAGTCGCGGTGCTCATTTGCGACGGCGGCTGCGAACTGATCAAACGATCCGCAGAAGCATCCTGTCGCGACGTAGTCGTCGGCGAACGTCACATGAGCGTTGCGCGATCCGATAGGACCGATCACCAGGAGGTCGCGGGTTTGGGCTACCCGCGCCTCGTCGGAGACCTGCGCCTCGTCGGAGACCCGCGCCTCGCCGAAGACCCGCGCCTCGTCGGAGACCCACGCCTCGCCGGAGACCCGCGCCTCGCCGAAGACCTGCGCCTCGCCGAAGACCCGCGCCTCGCCGAAGACCCACGCCTCGCCGGAGACCCGCGCCTCGCCGGAGACCTGCGCCGAGCCGAAGACCTGCGCCGAGCCGAAGACCCGCGCCTCGCCGAAGACCCACGCCTCGCCGAAGACCCGCGCCTCGCCGGAGACCCGCGCCTCGCCGAAGACCTGCGCCTCGCCGAAGACCCGCGCCTCGCCGAAGACCCACGCCTCGCCGGAGACCCGCGCCTCGCCGGAGACCTGCGCCGAGCCGGAGACCTGCGCCTTGCCGAAGACCCGCGCCTTGCCGGAGACCTGCGCCTTGCCGAAGACCCGCGCCTCGCCGAAGACCCGCGCCTTGCCGGAGACCCGCGCCTCGTCGGAGACCCACGCCTCG